CTACGGGATGCGAAGCTGTCCTGAACGAATTGCGGCATCCGCTGCCGCGTATGCTACCGCCTCGCTGCCAGCCGTTATCTTTGCGGCAGCGCCCCAATGGACATTCATCTGCCAGAGTCTAAGCGCCAAGAGGTATCGAGCTTCTCTGTCGCTGTTCCGGGAGAACGCTGCAATAGCAATTAGCGCGGATGACGGCGCCAAAATCTTCTCCAGCCCCATTTTCATTTCCAGTCGGATAGAGCGGCCCGAGGGCGCGACCGAACTTGGTTTGTTCAATCTCAAGAAGGCTGAATACGTCTTGGCGTCGGGGACCTGCGACGGCGACACGATCTGCCATGGCCACAATTGGTGATCACCACCGCCCATTCCGACGTGCAAAGTCCACGGCTCCAACTCAAAGTCGGTTGCACCCTCGCTTCGCACGCTCTGAATTGCCAATGCACCAACGCGATTAAAAAGTTCCTCCCGAGTCTCTTTATGGATGCAAAGAATGCGCCCATAGAGCAGCGCGACCAATGTCTCTCGAATTGGCGTGCTGTCCGTGCCAGGAGATATCCACTGAATTGCGGCAGTTCCCTCGCCAAAACGGATTGAGTAGTCCATCAGAATGTCGAGGCGCAATGGTTCGACTAAGGTTGACGGTCCGAAAAGATTATTGAGGAAACCCACCTGCTGCTCCTGACTAGACCGGTTGAGGAACGTACTCGTATTAGCGGACACAAACGCGGCAACTAAGTCAGTTTGGCTAATGACTTACTTGGCCCCTTAGTAACACGGGGCCTACGGATGCAACGTTACTCTCGCTGCAAGCTGGGAGCAAATGGCGCGGTGCGTCGAACATGTCAATCCAACGCTGTATTGGTGCACAGTTTTGCACCTAGATGGCTCGCCGACCAGGGCAAAACTAGGCACCATTGGCTGATCAAAGTCGGACTGGTTTAACGCTCGCGAGAGCCTCGCTTGACGGCGGCTGACTGAAGGAAGCTATGCGCGCCGCTACCGCAGCTCTTCGCACCGCTCGACTCTGAACCGGCGTAAAGTGCCCCTGTCGTTCGAATGCCCAAGGGGGCCCAATGCAATGCGTAGCCAACTTTGAGATTTCGTCGGAGTTGTCCGTTTTCGAAGATGCCCGATGGCTGAAATTTCAACATCCGAAAGGATTGTTTCGGGCGCGTATACGCAACATAGAGCGCAAGGACTTTTTGACGCCCTTTCTCCTGTCCTTGCTCCTCACCTTTGATGCGCCAAATCTCGATGAGGCTACGGACGTAGCCGAGGAAAAGCTGGCTGATTGCCTGAACATGCTTGCGCTCACAACTGGGTCCAGCTTTGTGCGGCATCGGATTAGGCAAATTGTTGACTGCACGCCTGGCGTGCAGATGCGCTCTTGCCGAATTTGGGGAGACACAATAGGGCATGAAGACCCGACCCCTTTTCTCGATGAGCGAATCACAAAATCGATAGACCGCTTGCTGACATTCGATATGCCGCCTGAAATGCGCCGAGCGATGCGGTGGTATCGAATCGGGGTTAGCTCTGCGATTCCGGACGACCAGTTTCAGTACTTCTGGTTTGCTCTGGAGCTTCTTGCTATTTCTCAGAAATCATCGGAGAAAGTGCCGGACGCGTGCCCTCACTGCAGGTCGCCCCTGTACTGTGAGACTTGCAAGACGCATCCGGTCCATAAGCCGTACGAAAAACAAGCCATTCGCGCGATGATGAAGGCTGTAGACAAGGACTGCGATGACGCAACCTTGGAGATGTTGGAAAAGGCAAGGAACGCGCTCATGCATGGAGGAACGTTGAGGGAGATTGAGAAGAACCTTCCGGAACCGCGAGAGGAAATCGTTGACGTCTTAGGAAAAATTGTATTTAAGGCGCTAGTCAACCAATTCCCGCCAGAAACATTTAGCGACAAAGTCATCTTCGGCAATCCATCGACCTATGTCCATCGAACCCTATCGGGCGTTGCACACATTCAAACCGTTGTTCCAGTGGAGGCAGATGGCGAGTTTGATCTGAGCTTCTCAGGCATGAAAATAGAAATGACCTCTGACGCTCCTCCTCAAAGCGCGAGGCCCACGCTTATGGTCATGACACTGGAGCAGCACCAGCGGCTCGTACGCCTTAGCTACGAAAATGGCGATCATCAGGAGATGTGCCGCCGCATATGTGCGAGAGCAGAAATACACGGTGAACAGGTGATAGCCGCCGTGCTTTCGACAGACAGGGTGCGGATACTGGACGCATTGAAACGCGGCGAGATTGGGAAATGGCAGGATTTCTTTCGAGAGATCATCGGCGACGTTAAGCCATGATTCGATAAGGTCGAACGCTAACGAGCAATGACCTCTGTTGCCGGGAGCGGTCGCTCGATCTCCACCAGGTAGTGCGGCCGCAGTGGGTATGGAGTACGCTTTCGGAGTCTTGAAAAGCTGCCGTTTTTCAGAAGATCAGTAGGTTGCGACTTCTGCAAGCAGGTGTCGGTCAGGACCTGCCGGTCGAGGACTGCTACGACGGAAAACACGGGTCTTCCCGAAAAGTTTTGGTTGGAGTAAAGTTACGATTACTGGGATTTCCCGGTACACACGTGGGCGGAACGCTCGCGTGTTTAACCTCGGAACGAGGAGTTGTTAATGACCACGCGCCTGCCCAAGGCAGCGCTGTCGCAGTATTTGCGTACTCGCTGCGACCGCATGCTTGCCTGTTCGATCAGCGAAACCAACGGTTCCTCCGATACATTGCTGGCGCTCCCTGCGCGCCCCGGCTTGGCTGGATTTCGGGCACGGGGCATGGAGTTCGAGAAGGAGTTTCTCGCCGAGCTCTCCACTCTCTACCCCGGCGAATTCGTCGACGTCCCGAAAGCTGCCTCGGGCAAGCTCCCGCGCGACATAGTATTCAAAGGAAAGCTCGAGGAGCTCATAAGCGGAGGCCTCTCGCTGCCTCGCATTTTCAATGAGCCAACCCTGGTTGAGGAACGCTACCGCGCGATCCTCCTGACGGCGCTCGGCGTCGATGTCGCCGGATATCCGGACATGACTGATCTGCGCCCGGACCTCGTCGTTGCAATGCGCAGAACCGCCGACAACACTGCCATCACCGGAAGTGAAATCAGACCTGACGGCTCGGTGAGAAGGATAGAACCGAGCGACACCCGCATTGCACTGCGTGTTGCCGACCTGAAATTTGCCGAGCAACTCAACATCGCGTATGCCGGCGAGGTTTGCCTGTATTCCATGGTTCTTGCCGCCTGGCTGGAGCATCCTGAGATTGCGCTTGCCGATCGCTATTACGTTAGCTCCACACCCGGCGTCCTCGTTCGGCACAGCGATAGGATGACCGGGATGCCTGCACCCTCGGCCTCCCTGGAGGAGCGCACCGCATGGTTTGAAAAACAAATCGATGCCGCGGAAGCAGACCTCTACGCGCCGCCAGTTGTGCGGTTCTTTCGCGACGATCTCAAGCGGGTGATCGCCAGCATGTCCATCTGGCGCAGCCTGGAATGGCATGTCACCCCGACATGCGCGTTCTGCGATTACCTGGGATACCCCGGCTGGTCGAAGCGTGGTATCCCTGAGGTGCAGTCCAAGTGGGTCAAGCTGCACAGGAAAGCCTCAGCACCGACACTTGACGACTACTGCCACGAAGACGCGAGGCGGAATAATCGCCTCAATCATCTGCCGAATATGACGCGGGGTATGCTCCGCACTCTTCAGCGCGGCAAGGTCAATGGACTGGCGGACTTGCGCGGGCGATCCAATAGCGATTCTGTGTTCGTCCAGCACAACGGCCTCCGCATTGAATCTCTCCGCCTCCCGCGGAAAGCAGGCGCCGTAGTCGACGTCCTGAAAGCCGACCATCCACTCTCTATATCCGGGGAAATGGCACGCTATGCGGATCTGCTTGTAACTGTGGCTTGTTTTTTCGATGCGGCGACTGGCCTACTGACCTCGATCGCAATGGGCGTCGACTACAAGTCGCCGACAGAATGGATAAACGGTCTAAACAAGGAAGGTCAACCTGCGCGCGTTCCTGCTACGCCGAGAATCGACCGCAAGCAGCAGATGATGTGGGTCATCGAAGAAGCCACGGCGGAGTGCGAAGCCAAGCACCTGTTGGATTGCCTTCGGTTCCTGTCGCAATTCATCGATTACGTTCTAAGCGCGAGCGCTGCGCCGGATGAAGTGCCCGACAAGGTGGCCTGGGCCGCATACAGCAAAGCGAACGCCCGCATTCAGGTGGTGTTCTGGGACGCCCGGCAGGATGAGGCATTCCGTGAAGCTATCGGGCGGCACCTGCACCAGATAACGCACAGCAAAGACGTCGCCAACGCGTTGCTATGGTTGTTTCCGCCGCGCGAGATGGAACAATCCGACAGTATCGCTACGACGCCAGCCGTGTGCCACTTGCATGACGTGGTGACCCGGCTGGTCGCGCTGCCGACAATCATCAACGACGACATTTTGAGCGTCGCGAACCACATTGCCGACTTCAAGGATGGCTCGACTCCCTACATGTGGGATCGTGTTGCTGGCGTGATCCCCAAGGAGCGGAGCCTCGAAATTTCGCAGAGCATGCCCCCGAAGAATCCGCCGATGTCGATCAGTCAGTGCATCGATCAATACCGCGGAATGCTGCGGACGATCATACACGGAATGCGGCAAATCACGTTCAGCGTTCAGCGTGACCACAGCAAGCAGCTTAAGGGGGACGCCCCGCGGATCAAGGATTTGCCGCCCACGCGGTTCAACAAAGTGGCCGCCGATTCCATGCTTTGGCTCACCCACCAGAAGGTGAGCGACGGCGTAGCCGAGCTCGAACGAACTCGCGCATATACAAGTGATCCTCATGAACTCGAAGCCCGGTACCAGGCGCTCAGGGTCGAAGGGTTGATCCTCGGTGCCAATCGCAAGGCCGTCGTTGACGACTGGCGCAGCCAGGGGCTTGAGCATGTCCCTGCTGCGCTGAGCGACCACCATCTTCTGTTTCGCGTGCGCAATACGTCGAGACACGTCAAGTTCCGAAACGACGCGGGATTCTTGGCGCTAATGCCAGAGGATCCGCTGGGCGCGGGACTGATGAACGTGGCCGGCCTGTGCCGTGTCCTCGGCACCAATACACCCGACCCGGCAATTTACGTAGGGTGGGGTCCGAACGACAACTACAGACCGGTGGCAAAGCTGCTTGGCGCGAGGCTGGTCCACTTCGACCGCGAGAACTTGCGAGCGCTAGTGGCGTTTGACTTCAAGCCGTTCTTCGACAAGTTCACAGTGCTGGTGCAATCCGGGGTCCTCGACCTGAATGCGCCAATGATATTGATGGAAAGCGGCTCGTATTCAGATTTCGAATCGTTGAAGGATGTCGCGGAGCTTATCGGTAATCCGCCCATCGCTGTCGCGGCGCCGGAAACTAACACAGCCCTGGTCGAGGTGAAGCGTAAGCCCGGTCGCGATCCCGAGAAGCCGGCCGCGACTGTGCTGTGGGGCGCTGACAAACTCGCGTCGGCACCGACCGACACTGACCTCACCCACTTTGACGATTTCCTTGACAACAAGGTGCTCGCGCTGTCGGAGGCGGCCGAAGACAAAATTCAGATCAACTCGTCGCAGCGCGAGGCTATCCACAAGGTAATTGCACGGCAGTTGATGCCGGTATGGGGAGGCCCTGGCACGGGGAAAACGCAGACGCTGTCGGCGACTATTATCTTGGAAATCCTGCTGCGTCTAAAGTCGAGGCACGCTCGCCAGCGGATCTACGTCACTGGACCGACCTACCGAGCCGTGATCGAAGTTGCCGGGCGACTGGCGCGCATCCTGCCGTACCTGTCGACTGAAGTGCGCGATTACCTGCAAAAGCACGTCACGGCGTCGTTTGTCGCCAGCGCGAGCAGTCGCGATGCCTGGGAAGCACTCCTGAACGCTGGCCCGCAGTACTGCGGATTGAACACCGAGCTCTACCTCGGGAAGGACTACTATCTGAACGGGGTTCAAAGCGCCGACAGCAATTTGGACGCGCTACGTGAACGGCTGGCGGGGGACGAAAATCGGGTTGAACTAGTCTTCAGCGTGACGAAGCAGTCCTATTGGATCGGGAAAGGCGGTCGCGCCAATAAGGACGATGACGGCATCGCGGCGGTGGTTGGGCTGTTCGACAGAATTTTCATCGACGAAAGTTCCCAGGTGTCGGTTGCCGATTCGCTCACGACCCTGGGGCTGCTGACGACCGGCGGGAGACTCAGCCTGTTTGGGGATCCCATGCAGATGCCGCCGATTCAGTCCGTCGAGCCCCCGCTGGGTGCCGAGCATATGGTCGGTAGCTTACATACCTACCTGACTACGCGTTTCGCGACCGTGAAGGCTGAGGAGTGCTTTCTGAAATACAACTACCGCTCATGCGAGCCCATAGTGCGGTACGCGCGGATGATTGGCTACAAGCAGGAATTCACTTCGGAAGTGCCGAGCCGGGCCCTTACCTACGTTGCGCACGGCGCGGCGCCGGTCGCATGGCCGAGCGGCATTCCGTGGTGGGCGGTCTATGACCGCATCCTGGACCCGGCGCTTCCGTGCGTTGCGGTTACCTATGACGATGGCACGTCCGGCCAGGCCAACGTTTTCGAAGCAACGCTGGTCGCCGGGACCGTGCTGGCCTACCGCGCAGCAGAAAAGCTCCGCGCAGGCGGAGCGTTCAGCGAGTCCACCTTTTGGGCAGATTCAGTCGGGATCGTCACCCCGCACCGCGCGCAGCGTTCAGCTGTGGTTGAGCTGCTCCGGGTTGCGCTTGCCGCCGAATCCGTACCGGCGGACATGATCGACGACGCAGTGGATACCGTCGAACGGTTCCAAGGTGGTGAACGTGACCTCATTTTGGTGTCGTTCGGCATCGGCGACCCGGATTTGATCCGCAGCGAGGAGAGCTTCCTGTTCCAGCGGCAACGAATCAATGTCGCAATATCCCGCGCCCGCGCCAAGGCGGTGCTGTTTATCTCTCGCGATTTGTTGTTTCATCTGCCGGACGACAAGGACGTAGTCATGGACTCGCGGGCAATCAAAGGGTTTGCATTTCAGCTTGCCCATGACCGTGATCCTCGCATCAAGCTGGACTACTGCGGGGAAGAACGCGAAGTCGAGATCCGATACGCGCTCTACGACAAGCGAACGTAGAAGTCGCGCTCCTCGATGCTGCTCGACTTGGCGCGTTTCCCCATGGTTTCGGCTTGACGCCGGCCATTCGTGGCATCACCAGCATTGCGCGTCGAAACCATTCGCCAGCGGTGTTTGGAATATTCCAGTGATTCGACCATGATCTGCTGGTAGTCGCTCTTGTGCGAGCCGATCCCTCCGAAGCGCACCGCCATGGCAAGTTCCGGCCTTGCGTGATCGCCGATTTGGTCCCATACCTTGGCCATTGACTTCGCGAACTCCTCGGGGCTGTGGTGTGACAGCTGGTTCTTGTTTCCGTATTGCACGATGCTGGGACCTCCGAGGAACCAGATCCGGAGCCATTGGTCCTCCTCGTAGGTGTTCATACCGTAGTAGGGCGGCGACGTGATTACCCGACTGATTCTTCCAGGCAATCTCTCCCACGCAGCCTGCTTACGGCTGTCGCCCGCGACGATCCACCCCATGCCGCTGCTTGGCACGAACCCATCCAATATCTTCTTGGCGCGTTTGCGGATGATGTCCCGCACGCTGGCCACTTGCGGTCTCAAGCTTCGCTCGGTCCAGAAGCGCACAGCGTAGTCAGGTTTGGGCGCAAAGGTGCGAGGCATCTGGTTGCCAAAGTAACTTCCTGGCAACCCTACTGCGTTGAGTGGCCCGTGCAGGGCCCCAAGCGCCACAGCGCGCAGCATTGTCACTGCGTCCGACTCGGCTGCGGCGTTCCTTTTCAAAGAACGACGGAGCGCGACGCGTAGGCGGCAAAGCACAGACAGTGTCTCTGCGTGGTACGCGAGCCGCCAGAATCGCCCGGTCGGTGTTTCAGCCCAGGGCACCGCATTGAGCAACCGGTCATAGGCTCGCATCACGGCACTGAGTGACGTTGAAGTGACCTTCGCGCGCGAAACCGCGACTGCAACTGGAGAGGTGTCAATCCCGTAGCTTCGCAGCCCGCGCAACCGCGCGGCATAGATCGTAGTGCCCCGGCCGCAGTACGGATCCGCCACCAATTCCCTAGCGCCCGCAGCCCGCAATACCCGCTCAGGAAACGCGAGCGGGAACATCGTGTAATACGGGCACACCGTATTGAGTGAGTGCTGAATATTCATATTAAGTATACATCTTATTCTGCATTGAATTAACACTCCAGTAAATTGAAATAGACCTTTTCAATCGGTGTTGGTCGCCAACGAAATGGTGCCGTTCACCGGTGAAGAGTTTCAGACATCGGAGCCGAACCCGAAGGCCTGCAGTTGTTCGGCCCAGTCGTCCGGGACTCTGCGCCGCAGATCCTGAAGGGTCAGGGTTCGGGGTTGGCGACCGACAAGGATCGCCTCGACGATCTCCGGGGCCAGCAACGCAAACCGCAGGGTCTCGTTGACGAAGGTCTTGTCGAGCTTTTCCCGCTTTGCCAGTTCCGTGCTATCCGCAATGCGGCCCTCATCCAGTAGTTTTTGCCAATGAAACGCCTTGGCCACGGCCTTAACCAGCGGGAAATCCGACTGGGCCTCAGCCTGCGCCACTGCCCCCGCAGCTTTGGGGCCGATCAGCAGCTTTTTGAACCCGCGCCTCTTAACGCGCATCGGCACGAAGGTAACAAGCCGATCGCCTTGCCGTCGCTTTTCCGGCTCGCCGAGCATCACGATTTCGATCCTACGATTTGCCGTCATGCTGCAACCTCCTCTTTTTCGCGGGCCTCCTTGACGAGGGGTGCCTCGGCGATTTCGGCCGCGACGTCATAGATCCCGAACTCGCGCCAGGCAATCTCGATACCACCTGTCTTCAGTTGCACGCGCTCAATCAGCAGTCGTAACAGGCGGTTCTGCTCGATCGGATAGAGTTGGTCCCAAACCGCGCCGAGACGCTTTAGGGCGATGCAAACACGCGCCTCGTCGAGCCGCGGGTGCGTCTTGCGTACTTCCTTGAGTACCGTGACCACGATTTCGGGGGCGTCGAGCGTTGCCCGGACCTGATCCAACACTAGTTTGTCAATCTCCGCGGCCGGCAGGCGTGGCGTATGGGAAGTTCCGACACCGTATTGCTTCTCGAGGGCAGAGACGTAATACGTGTAGCGGCGCCCGCCTTTCTTGTTGGTATAGGTCGGCAGCATGCGCTCGCCGAACTCGCCCACCAGCAGCCCGCGCAACAGCGCCGGGGTTTTTCCCTGAAGGTCGAATTTCGTGTCCTGCCCCCGGGCGCCGGGATTGGTCGCAAATACGGCCTGGACCTTGCTCCAGAGATCCGCCGAAATGATCGGGTCATGTTGTCCAGGGTAGGACTTGCCCTTGTGGGTAATCTCACCCAGGTAGGTTCGGTTCCTCAGCAATTTGTAGAGAAACTGCTTGCAGAATTTCTTGCCAACACGCGAGCGTCCGTCTTGCGTGACCCATGCCTTGGTGTGGTAGCCGTCGAGGGCCAACTCGCGTACAAGCCGGGAGTAATCGCCCAACTCGCTAAACCGGGTATAGATGTGGTGCACGAGCTTAGCCTCTGTCGGATTGGTCACCAACCGGCGCTGGGCGACGTCGTACCCCAACGCCGGGATGCCGCCCATCCACATGCCTTTGGCCTTGCTGGCTGCGAATTTATCCCGGATGCGCTCACCTGTGACCTCGCGCTCGAACTGCGCAAACGAGAGCAGGATGTTGAGCGTGAGCCGACCCATGGAGGTCGTGGTATTGAACTGCTGCGTGACCGATACGAAGGAAACGCCGCGCTGATCAAAGACCTCGACCATTTTGGCGAAGTCGGCGAGGCTCCTCGTTAGCCGGTCGATCTTGTAGACTACGACGACATCAATGCGCCCATCCTCGATGTCACGCAGCAACTGTTTAAGCGCCGGGCGTTCCATTGATCCACCCGAAAAGCCCCCGTCATCGTAGTCGTCGGCTACTGGCAGCCAACCCTCATGGCGTTGCGACGCGATAAAGGCCCGGCCAGCTTCGCGCTGTGCATCGATCGAATTGAATTCCTGGTTGAGCCGTTCGTCGGTGGAGACACGCGCATAGACCGCGCAGCGCTTTCGGGTAATGACTTCGCTCATGGCTGCGGCCTTCCGACCAGGCCGAAAAACGCGGGGCCCGACCAATTGGCGCCGGTCAGGTGTCGGGTAATGGCGGTAAGGCTGCGGAAGATTGTGCCGTCGAACTCGAAACGGCCATCCGGCGTCACCGTCACGCGCACCTCGCGGCCGTCGTATTCGCGCACGAGGACCGTCCCCGGGGCCACGAGCCGCTGTCCACCCTTCTTAAACCTGCGGGGGAGGTCACCCGATTCGCCGATACGTTCCAACTGCCGGCGGGTGGTCGGGTTGAGACCGCCGTATGCCAGCTCCTGAATCTTGTAGGCCAGGCGCGATTGGACGAATCCACGATGATGGTTCTTTGGCCGCGCATGAAAATGCTTGTCCCACAGTGCCCAAAGCTCGTCCATCTCCATGTCGGGCAGGCGCGCAAGCAGCGCGGCGACGGAGGGTTGATGGTTCATGCGACGACTCCCTTCATTAGTTGCGACGGGTTCGCATGAACGCTCTGGGTGCCAGAAGAGTCAAGGCAAAACTGGCGCGCTGCACATTGCTCGTGATAGCGTGCTGCACAGCGTGTGACGCCACGCGCGAGGAGTTCAGCGATTTCGGTCAATCGCTGCGACGGGGACATTGTTTCGGGAGGGCGGGAATTGATCGTATTCATTGGGTGGCTCAAGCGACGAAAAACCCATGCTGAGATTGTGGCGCTCGGTCACCGCGGCCGTAATCCCGAAGGAACAAGTTTGAGCAAAAACTAGAAAGAATCCGTATGAAAGTTTTCGTCGCCTGTATCCTTTCGATGGCCTTTACCATCGCATGGGCCCACACAATCACCGGGAAGGTTGTCGGTATCACCGACGGGGACACGGTTAGAGTTCTGGATGCGCAGCACACGTTGCACAAGGTGCGACTGACCGGAATCGATGCGCCAGAGAGCAAACAGGCATTTGGCACACGCTCAAAGCAAAATCTCTCGCATCTAATCTTCGGGCGGGCCATCACCGTCGAATACGAGCATAGGGACCGGTACGGGCGGGTCCTGGGAAAAATCCTCTTGGATGGTGCTGATGTGAATATCAAGCAAGTCGAAGCAGGGCTTGCCTGGCACTACAAGCAGTATGCGAAAGAACAGTCAGTCGAAGATCGACGAAGCTACGCCACCGCTGAGGATCGAGCCAGGGCGGATCACCTTGGACTGTGGCGTGATCCGAGCCCGGTGCCGCCATGGGATTTTCGTAGGAAACGAACAGCGGCGCACGACCATGCGCCGTCGAATTGATACTTCGCGTTACTTACATCAGCTCGCGATCGTGGGCCGCTTCGAAGATGCGGCTGTTCGGTAGGGCGGCTACGGTCGCCACCTTCTGATTCACCCAGGCGACGAGCCGTTGCATCACACTTAAATCGACCGGATCTGCGGCTGCTGCTCCAATCGTTAGTAGCTTCTGATAGGACACGTCGATAAGCGGCACTTCCCTTCCAGAAGTGAGATTGCGAATTTCCTTCCATTCCGTCGACTGAATCTTCTCTGCCATGGGGAAGGGGCCGTCCGCATACAAAACAACGAACGCTCCCCGCTTATTAGATGATTCCGATACAGCGCTGCAGGCAACCAGATTTCGCATCCACTGATACCAGCCACCTTTGAACGGGCAGGGGCGATGATCTACGTCGTTAGCTATTGAAAGAACGCGAGGCACAATTTCCCAGTAGCGGACCCCTTTGCCGTTGAGGGCGCAACGGGAGGTCCTCCCATTGACAGGATTGGTCTGCAATGTGTAGTCACCTGTGCACTGCACCTTTCCACGGTTGGGCGATTTCCCCCCCAATGGTTGCGGCTGAGAGCACGCTCCCCCATCTGGCTCTGTGAACTTACATTCGAAGAAAATGAGATTCTTATCGCTTTGGGCTACCGCATCGACTTGTGTCGAGTGTGGTTCTCCTAGAATTGCCCTCGGCACGAGGTATTCAAGGCAGAATCGCCACGGACCCGAGAATGTGAGGCCCCACTGTGATATCCACGCATCAACTAGGCGAGATGGCGCGGCCAAGGTCTTCAGGGTGCCGAACACATCGATCGCAAGTGCCTGTGATGACTCCGGCACGGCTGCGGTCACAGCGCCAGAACGATCCCGATGCCAAGGAAAGTCCTCTATCTCGCGGACTACCTTCCAAGCCTCAGGGAATAAATTCGCTTGTACGGCCTGCGCTTCTTGTGGCGTGAGTTTCGTCATGTGGTCGCCCCGGTTGTTGATTGCGCCCGGATGGCATTCCTTGAGCTATGTGGCTGTGGAAACTAATTCCCGGTGGGCGTTTAAAAAACCAGGTTAGCGCGGATAGCGGATCAGGGGTTGCCCGTTTTGCTCAAAGCGATCGAGGGTGTCATAGTCTCTCGGCTCCTGCTCCTGTTGTTGCGCATAGCGCGGCTCGCCATCTGGCAACACCAGCAGGGACATGATCTGGCGATGGTTGTCGGCCGATATCTTCATCTCCCGAAGGCTCGTCCCGGCCGGTTCCTGCGGGAACCAGATCCTCGCATCGATGGTTTTCCCGACATCTTCTCGGGCCACCGCGGTGTTTGCCGCGAGCGATCCGGGAGGGATCGGAACGGGTGGCCCGTTACGCGTACGGAACCACAGTCCGCTCTTGAAGGCGTTATGGCTTGATCTTGCCCAGAGCATATGGTCGTCGATGTGCACCACGACCAGGGCGCGACGTTCGGTGAGTTCAAGCCACTTAAGCATAACGGCCTGGAGCGACACCCCGTACCGATCGGCAAGGGCGCTCAGCTGATCGACGGTGACCGCGGGATCGCGTGGATCGATTTGCGCCCGCACGTCATCGGCTGGCATCAGGAGGTAGGAGGCAAACTTGTCGGCCTCCGTCTCGATGTCGGTTTCCTCGCCGGCAGATGTGCAAACCTCGTCTTGCCCGCACTCGAAAACCTTTTGCATCTGCCGATGCAGGACAAAATGGCCCAGTTCGTGTGAGATGGTGAAGCGCTGACGCCCGTGGGTCGCGTTTTCGTTGAAAACAATGCCCCATTCCTTCTTGGTTGGCTTGTCGGCGTTGAATAGCAGCGCGCCATCGAAACGACTGAACGCCCCACCTTTAACGTCGATGATCTTGTCAACGCAACTGAACGTCTGAGAGTAGGTGAGCGCGATCTCCCTGACGTCAACCGGAAAGCGCGGCCCGGGGCGCAGCTTCCACAGCTTCGAAATCCGGTTTGCCTCGCGCTCAGAGGATCCGCGCTTTAACAGTGGGGGCGGTTCAGCCATCTTTCTTCTTGAACATGACAGCGCTCATGTCGCGCAGCTGTTGCCGTTCGCCCGGCTTCATGCCCATGTAGCGCCGAAAGAATGCCACGTCCTCAGGCGCAGATTCCTTCTTCGTGGGCGGCATTGATGCATCCTTATCGCCCAGCAGGTACTCGGCGGTGACGTCGAGCACCTTGGCGATGGCGATAATTTTCTCGGCGGCCGGACGCGACGCCGGGCGGTTCTCCAACTCCCAGATGTAGCTTTTGCTGCACAGCGCAAGTTCAGCCAACTTCTCAAGCGTCAGCTTTTTCTCGGTTCGGAGCCTGCGCAATCGCTCTCCTAAAGGGGTAGCCATAGTGTGCTCCTGTGTGATGTAGCATGCGGATTTTTGCATATATCACGAAAGCGAACAAGAGCATTGACAAGGAAGAACGTGGGCGGATAAAATCGCTTCTAAGTATCACACTACCGAACGGGCCTTCCGCTATCGGTCGGGATATGAGGCTTCCATATGTAATCGGCGCTGCCGCCAGTTCCGCCTCAGGGAGGCTGGAAGACCGGTGTCTCCACCGAAATCCAAGAAAGGAACAGGCGATGTCCAACTATAAGCAGATTGTCCGATCGGTTCCAGCGCAAACCATGAGGCAGTTTCTCGAATCGCGCCAATTCCCTTCCACCTCAACGGTTGACTGGGCGCTGGAGGAGCCCGACTTGGCCCGGGTGGTCATCGCTTTGATCGACGCGGCCAGCGCCGAGGATCGCAATCGCTTGATCAGCGATATGCACGAGGCGGTGCAACTCGCCGATGCGATCGGGGACCGGGCGATCCGCAACGTTTGCCAGAACGACCCCAAGGCAGTCGAGCATTTATCTGGCCTCGAGAACCCGACCGAACGCGCGCTTTGGCTATTCTTGGCCCACCCCGACAAATTCGAGGACGGGCTGGAAGCGCGTTATTTTGATGACCGCGTCATGAGGGCCTCGGCCAAGTGTTTCGATCTGAAGCACATCGGCGAGGTGGCTCGGGGAGACGTGGTGCGAAAAGCACTGGCCGCAGACATCTCCGCATTCTTTCTCAAACGCGAGGGTTGCGGCAAAAGCGTCGAGGTGGAATTCCTGGACCGTTGGCTCGAGGATTCGATTCAGGTGACGATCTATGTCGAAGATCTCGCCAACAACCGGCCTGAATTCGATGATAACGGAACATTTCGCCGCCGCCGCTCGCATCCCGCAAAGGAACTGGCGTTGGTCTACTTTTATAAGACTGGCTTTGCCGAGACGGTCGTATCGGGCGGGAAGGATTACCACGACAAGCTTGCCACATTGTTTGCAAAGCACATGCTGGGCCTGACGCTCAAACCCGATGCGGTGAAGCCCGAGACGTACAAGCTCGGCAACCTCAAGAACGGCCTGTGTGTTTTCGAACAAGCCACCCTCGGCATCGAGTCCCTGCGGATGAAGAATCTTACCTTCATGCCGCTTGATGGGGACGGCGGCTTTCTCACCATCGAAGCGCCGGGCAAGGATATCCACGCCACCGCCGATGACTGGGCCGCGAAACACCTGCCACACGATAATCCCCTCAAACGCCCGTTCGCCATTGTGCAGGCGGCGATCGGGGTGCACTTCTTCCTCGAGCCCGGCAAGAAGCGCCGCCGCAGTCTGATCCTCAAGTTCACCAAGCGCGGGATGTCCAATCTGCAGTGTTTCGCCGAGGCTGACCGCAAAATGCTCTACGGTTTTATGGTGGAGTGGGGTTTGATCGCTCACCCTGTCGCCGGCCATCCCGAGCCCTCCGGTCCAAGACCGTCGCAAAATGATGGGCAATTCAAGGCGGCCGCGTGAGCGCAGTCATAGCGCTCTCCTATCGCTTGTTGTGTGATCTGCTAGAGGGGCCGAACGAGACGCTGGCAGGCGCCCTTCTTGAGTCCGATGACGAACTCAAGGCGGTGCGGCATCTTCTGCAGATCGAAGCGATCGACAACGGCGCAGGCAAAACCTCGGCCATTCTCTGTCCTTCCTGTGGCCTGCACGAGGTGGCCGTCACATGGCCAAGGTCGGGCGGATTACAGGCCCTTTGTCCCGAGTGCGGATGTGTCACGGTATCCGCCGATCAGGTCGATGTCGTTCGCCTCAAGCCGGAATGGGTCGCCAGGCGCATCGCGCAAGCGCTCAAAATCGACACCCGCAATCTGCCGCAGACGGTGCTCGAAGGCCTCTGTTGGAAAATCGGTGACTGGGGTAGCGCCAACAAGAACGCGCGCAAGGTGATCTTCGCACGTCGGCTGGGCGAGCTCGACATCGCAGAGAACGTGCGGCGCGCGCTCGATCCCGTCGCCGAGCGCGATCAGGCGATCCTCGTCACTAGTACGCCCCGCGCCCGCTCGAAACTATCCTGGCCCGATGAAGGCTACGTGCATTTGCCCTTTGCCTTCAACCTACGCGGCAGCGGTCTCGTGCTCGACGAGGCGATGTTCGATTGGTGCCTCAAGCCCGCCCACCTGCGCCAGCGCAGCAGCGGCGGCGTCTTTCACTCTGGCTACCGAGGTGCCTACGTAGGCGGCCGCGAATTCACCTTCAGCGACACGCAGGCGCAGTTTCTTGAATATCTCGACACGGCGGGCGGCAAACGCCACAAGCAGGACATCATGGCCAACATCGATACCCGGCAGGAGGAACCGCGCGAGCTATTCCGTAAGAATCCCGGCCAGCTGGACGGTTTCAACCGGCTGGTCGATAGTGACGGCAAGGGCTTCTTCTGGCTGCGCTAGACCTGCTCTCGACTGATTCTCCCCATCCTGAAGCCCCGCCCGTGCGCGGGGCTTTGTGCTTTTGGGCTAGGGCGCGTTTTTCCGAATTTCCCGGACGATTTCCCGAAAGGTTTCCCAGAGGTCGGTAATTAAAGTTCGCTCACCTTCCTGATCTTTTGAAAGGAGACAAAAGGTGAGCAATCGAAACGCCCTGATCGGGCAAAACCAGTATGAGCGCCGGGTTCTAAACGAACTTGCACTCGCCGACCGCTGGGGGATGAGTCACAAGACCCTGCAGCGCTGGCGCGTGATGGGTCTGGGCCCCAAGTTCCTCAAGCTCGGCGGCAAAGTCAGTTACCGCATCGAGGACGTAGAGGAGTACGAGCAACACTCCCTGCGGATCAGCACTTCCGAATCGGCGCATGCCGGAGGCGTGGCATGAGCGATCTCGTGATTTGCACCGCCGACCTGCCGGAGCTCTCGGTCGCGCAGATCGTCAACCTGCCCCAGGCACGGCTACAGGAACTCGACGTCGCGCTGAACGAGCTGATGGCGTGGGCCAAGGCGACGCGCGACAAGATGAATGCCGCTCTGGAACAGCGTTTCGGTGAGGCCGCCCGGCAGGCGCGCATTTCCGCGGGCAAGGACTTCGGTGTCGTTCATCTCGAGGACGGCGCCCTACGCATCACCCAAGACCTGCGGAAGATCGTGAGCTGGGACCAGCCGAAACTGAAGGAAATCGCCCGGCGCATCGCTGAAACCGGTGACCAGGTCGAGGACTATCTCGACGTCGAGTTCGCAGTTGCCGAATCCAAATACACGAACTGGCCGGCGGCGCTGCGCGAGCAGTTCGAGGCCGCGCGCACCGTCAAGCCAGGAAAAGCAAGTTTTCGTCTGGCACTGATGGATGAGGCGGCGTAATGGGCCTTCCCATCATCTCGGCCGAAGATCGGCTCAAGGAACGTCACAGCGCCAAGGTCGGGCTGGTGGGCTTCCCCGGCGTGGGCAAGACGACCCAACTCAAGACCTTGCCACCGGAGAGCACGCTGTTCGTCGATCTCGAGGCTGGTGATCTCGCGGTGCGCGACTGGCCCGGCGACACGGTGCGTCCGCGCACGTGGCCCGAATTTCGCGATCTCGTCGTGTTCCTCGCTGGCCCCATGCCGACCGCCACCGCGGATCAGGCATTCTCGCAGGCGCATTTCGAGCATGTCGGCACCAAATTTGGTGACCCGGCGCAATTGGCCAAGTACGACACCTACTTTGTCGACAGCCTGACGGTGCTTTCGCGCTTGTGCTTCGCGTGGTGCAAGACGCAGCCGCAGGCATTCAGCGAGAAAACTGGCAAGCCCGACAACCGAGGGGCCTATGGCCTTCTGGGCCAGGAAATGATCACGGCGCTCACGCACTTGCAGCATGCGCGCGACAAGCACGTGATCTACGTCGCCATCCTCGAAGAAAAAATGGATGACTTCAACCGGCGCTACTACCAGTTGCAACTGGAGGGCAGCAAAACCGCGCTGGAGTTGCCGGGTGTGCTCGACGAGGTGGTAACGCTAGCTGTGCTCAAGGCGGATGACGGTACGCCTTACCGTGGATTTGTCACTCGTGCCGATAACGCCTTCGGCTACCCGAGCAAGGACCGCAGTGGCCGGCTCGACCCCATCGAGGAACCCCACCTCGGAAAACTCATCGCCAAATGCCTCGGCCAGAGCGCCGACGCGAAGAACGTTTAACCCACTTCTAAGGAAATTCAAATGAACACAACCAACAACTGGAATGACTTCAACGACGCCGACGCCCAACAAGGCGGTTTTGATCTGATCCCCAAGGGCTCAATCGTGCCGGTGCGCATGAGCATCAAACCCGGTGGCCATGATGACAACGCGCAGGGCTGGACGGGTGGTTACGCCACCGAATCGTTTGATACCGGTGCGGTGTATCTCGCCTGCGAATTTGTGGTGACGGGCGGACCGTTCGTCAAACGCAAGATGTGGTCGAACGTCGGCCTGCATTCCAAGAAGGGCCCGACCTGGGGCCAGATGGGGCGCAGCTTCATTCGTGCCGCGCTCAACAGTGCGCGCAACGTTCATCCCCAGGACAACACACCGCAGGCTGCTGCAGCACGTCGCATCGCGAGCTTCGCCGATCTCGACGGCATCGAATTTCTGGCGCGCGTGGATGTGGAGAAAGACGCCAAGGGCGAGGACCGCAACGTGGTCAAGGTGGCAGTGGAGCCTGGCCACAAGGACTACGCCGCCGCGATGGGCACGGTGTCAAAAGGTCCGGCAGGCGGGGGTAACTCCGGTGCGCCGGCACAAGCGGCTCCGGCCTACGCCGCCCCTCAGCGTTCCGCCGCAGCGCCTGTCGCTACCGGGAAGCCCTCCTGGGCGCAGTGATGCGGAGCGGCGATGAAATGTTGGGTCTGTTCACGCGAGGCCCGTGGGTACGGACACACGGACGCACGTCGCAAGATCGCCGACCCCCGGCGCTACCCCATCGATTGGGTGTTCTGCTCACGTCGCTGCCAGGATGCCTTCCACAAATTCTATGGTGGATGGAAGACCGCTCAGGACGATGGGGTAGCGGCAATGGTTGATTCCACGCCATTGGAACAAGCCGCCATGCGCATGTGCCTGCGCTTTTTTGGCGAGGCGGCCGGCACGATCGGGTTCGACAAGCCACTTGGCGCTTATTCAGAAGCTGAGGCGTTGATGGTCATCGAGGCCATCGTGACCGCCTACGTCGACGAAATGGCTGCGCAGCACGCGCACAGCAAATACCCGCCTGTACGTATGCCGGGGGAAATCCCGGTCCACGATCCGATCCGCGACTCGCTGCCGGCACGCGCTGACAACCCGTTCTCCGATTTGAAAGATGACCTGCCATGGGAGGCGAAGTGATGTTGGACTTCAACTCCTCCGCCAGTCTCTCCGGACAGATCGAAGCGCTGATGGATCGGGCGCTGGAGGCCGAGCGGGATGCCACACCTGCGCGTGAGTACCTCGGAGCGTCGCGTCTTGGTGCCGCCTGCGAGCGCCAACTGCAATACGAGTACGCCAAAGCCTCGGTAGATCACGGGAAGGGATTCTCGGGCCGGCTCCTGCGCATCTTCGAGCGTGGGCATCGGACCGAGGACATGGTGATCCGCTGGTTACGCATGACCGGCTTCACACTCAAGACCGAGGACGCCGATGGCCATCAGTTCGGCTTCTCGGTGGCCGGCGGTCGCATGCGTGGTCATGTCGACGGGGTGCTAATTGGCGGCCCCGATGGATTTGCGTACCCCGCGCTCTGGGAAAACAAGTGCCTCGGTGCCAAGTCCTGGCGTGACGTCGAGAAACACAAACTCGCGGTCTCCAAGCCGATCTATGCCGCACAGATCGCCCTGTACCAGAGCTACCTAACCCTATATGAACACCCGGCACTGTTTACAGCAGTCAATGCCGACACGATGGAAATCTATGCCGAGCTGATTCCCTTCGACGCGTCACTGGCCCAGCGCATGTCCGACCGTGCAGCTCGGGTGATTCAGGCTACCGAGGTTGGCGAGTTGCTGCCGCGCTCATTTGCCGACCAGACGCATTTCGAATGCAAGTTCTGCGCCTGGTCGGACCGCTGCTGGAGAACTACACCATGAACACGACGAATACTGAATCGGCCGCCGAACCCTTTGTCGATGCACGCTCGGCAAGCCAGCACATGAACGTGCCGGTCTACTACCTGACCAGTGCGGCCAAGCGTCGTGCGCTCGGCATTCCGCACTACCGCATCGGACGGCTTCTGCGCTTCAAGCGCTCGGAGCTTGACGCCTGGCTTGCCGACAACGCTTCGCGCTACCCCGGTCGGGGAGTGGAGGCCGATGCGTAACGACTGGCAGGATTTTAACGATGCGCCAGCGCCCGCCGCGCCGCCAGATGGCGCGGCTGAGCGCGAAGAACTGCGGCAAGCGCTACTTACAAACCTGGAGGGTGTCCTTTTTGCGCTGTTGCCAGCAGGGCGAATCCGCAATGGCAAGTTCTACGTGGGCGATTTGCTGGGCAGTCCCGGGCGCAGTCTCGAGGTGGTGCTCACAGACGAGAAGGCCGGACTGTGGACCGACCGTGCGTCCGGACAGGGAGGCGATATTTTCGACCTCATCGCCGGACATTTGGCGCTAAACGTTCAAAGCGGGTTTCCGCAAGTGCTCGCGTATGCCAGGGACCTAGTTGGGCGCGCGCCTGCAACTCGGGTTGGCGCGCCGGTTCGTGGTTCCAAGAAGAAGGTCCCGGTCGATGAACTGGGGCCGGCGAGCGCGAAGTGGGACTACCTCGCGCCCGACGGAACGCTGATTGCTTGCGTCTATCGCTACGACCCACCTGGCGGCAAGGAGTTTCGGCCCTGGGACGCGAAGCGTCGCAAGAAGGCGCCGCCGGATCCGCGCCCGCTCTACAACCAGCCGGGCATGGCCGCGAGCCATGACGTCGTTTTGGTCGAAGGCGAGAAATGCGCGCAGTACCTGATCGATGCTGGGATCTGCGCAACCACCGCCATGCACGGTGCGAATGCGCCGGTTGAGAAGACCGATTGGTCGCCGCTGACTGGCAAGTCCGTCCTGATCTGGCCGGACAAGGACAAACCGGGGTGCGAGTACGCCATGCAAGCGGCACAGGCTGTGCTTGCGGCGGGAGCGACCGACTGTCATGCGCTTTTACTCCCAGATGACAAGCCCGAGGGCTGGGATGCCGCCGATGCGATTGCCGAGGACTTCGATGTGGCGGGGTTCATTGCCAGCGGACCGCGCATGGCCATCAAGTCCACCAAGGGCGTCTCGGGAAAGGAATCCTCGGTCTGGGCAACCGATGATGCGCTGGCGCTGGAGTTCACCAGCCGCTACGGGGAGGACTGGCGCTACTGCGCGACCTGGAGTCAGTGGCTGATGTGGACCGGCAAGCACTGGAAGACCGACGACACGCTGATGGTCGGTCATCTCGTCCGGTCCATCGGGCGAGAAACAGCGCTCAAGGCGGACTCGCACCGCATAGCCTCCAAACTCGCCAGTGCCGGGACTGTCTCAAGTGTTGAGCGGCTCGCTCGCGTGGACCGGCGTCACGCCGCGACCACGGACGAATGGGATGCCGACTTGTGGCTGCTCAACACACCCAACGGCGTTGTGGATCTACGCACCGGCGCAATGCGGCCGCACAAGCGCAGCGACCTGATGATCAAGATGACCGCCGGTGCATTGGTACCGCACGCACGATGCGACGTCTGGCTTCGCTTCATTGAAGAGATCGCGGGGCAGGACGATACCCTTGTGGCCTACCTGCAGCGCATGTTCGGTTATTGCTTGACCGGATCCACCCGCGAGCACGCTTTATTCTTCTTGTATGGCACCGGGGCGAACGGCAAAAGCGTGTTCGTTAACACCCTGCTCGCGGTGCTTGGCGACTACGGCATCAACGCGCCGATGGAAACCTTCATGGCCTCGCGTAACGACCGCCACCCCACGGAGCTGGCGATGCTGCGCGGTGCGCGCCTGGTTGTTGCGGTAGAAACCGAGCAGGGCCGCAGCTGGAATGAATCCAGAATCAAGGAACTGACTGGCGGCGATCTGATCACCGCACGCAATCTTTACCAGGCGTTTTTTACCTACGCGCCGCAATTCAAGCCGATCCTCACCGGAAACCATAAACCAGCGCTTCGCAACATCGATGAAGCGATTCGGCGGCGACTGCACCTAATTCCATTCACGATCACCGTTCCGCCCGATAAGCGAGATAAGAACCTCCAACAAAAGCTGCTGGTAGAGCGAGACGGAATCTTTGAATGGGCGCTCCAGGGCTGTCTCGCATGGCAGCGCGACGGATTGTGCCCCCCGCAGAGCGTCCGGCAAGCCACCGACGAGTACTTCGAGGCCGAGGATTCGGTCGGACGGTGGATCGAAGAACGGTGCCTCAGAGCCACCAATGCGCGGGCACTGACTAATGAGCTATTTGCCGACTGGAAGCAATGGGCTGAAACAGCTGGTGAATTTGTCGGCACACAGAAGCGGCTCTCAGAACTTTTGCAATCGCGCGGCATTGAAAAGTGGAGAAACACCGTTGGATTGCGCGGACTACAAGGTATCGGTCTAAAGACGCCCGCAGAACCCCGCAACTACCCTTATTCGGACAACAACTGACCATGAACGATGGCCGCCTGACGGATTTGACGGTGCTCTACATAGTTCCTCTACGCGCGTGCGCGCGCGCAGGTAGAGAGAAGGTTTGTAGTGAACCGTCAAACCCGTCGGGCCGGCCTCCTCCACAAGGACGAACCATGACATCACTCACGATTCTCACCCTCGACCTCGGAACCACAACCGGGTGGGCCGTGCGACCGCGCGATCGACAAATTACTCACGGCTCGATCAACTTCAAACCGCAGCGCTTCGAAGGCGGCGGCATGCGCTACCTGCGATTCAAGCACTGGCTCGCCGAACTGAAGTCCATCACGGACGACATCCATTCCGTCTACTTCGAAGAGGTGCGCCGGCACGCAGGCGTCGACGCTGCGCACGCCTATGGCGGTTTCATGGCGCATCTCACCGCGTGGTGCGAGCACCACAACATCCCCTACCAGGGCGTGCCCGTGGGCATGATCAAGCGCCACGTTGCCGGCAAAGGCAACGCCTCCAAGGACGAAATGATCGCCGCAGTCCGCGCCCGCGGGTTCGATCCCATTGATGACAACGAGGCCGACGCCCTGGCGCTTCTTCTCTGGGTAATTGAGACACAGGAGATCTGATGATGAAAATATCCACTCCTCGTTACCACTGCCCGCTTGGCAGGCTTTTGATCAACACCACCGACCCCGAAGCGGTCAAGCGCGATGGCTGGCAGGCGCAGCAGATCCTCGTGGTGTCGATCGAGGACGGGCGCCTGGACTGGACCGAGCGTGAACTGATTCGACGAATCGGCCAACGACTCTACGGGAGGCCGAGCGATGGCAAGGCGTGACTGGACGATCGACGAAGTGGCGGCGCGTTTTGCGCAAGCCGCCCAGACCGCACGGCGCCTGCCACCCGTACACGTGCAGGGCTACTTCAATGTGTGGCCTGCGATCATCCGCCAGCAGTGGGAAACGCTTTCGCATGAACCAATCCCGATGCGGCCGATCTCGCCATCGCCTGAGGCCATCGAGCGTATGGAGGAAGCCATGCGTTGGGTGCAATGGCTGGAGGTGGATGACCGGCACCTCGTGTGGATGCGCGCCAAGGACGTGGCGTGGAGTCGTGTGGCCCGCCGCTTCGGCTGCAACCGGGCTACGGCGTGGCGGCGCTGGAGGATGGCACTCGAGGCAGTCGTCGTGCGTTTGAGTGACCTGCGTGGTACCTGAACATTACATAACATGACGTAACGCAATCGTGCGTAATGCTGCATGCAGGAGCGAAACAGAGCAAAGGTGATGCGCGAAAACGGATGCAACACTTTCGCGAGTTTTGTGTAAGATTCCGTCTACTCTCGCGAGAGAAAAATGTCCAAGAGCCACGGCATTCACCGTGGCTTTGTTGTTCTTGCACTTCGCACGGCGATTTTTATGGGTCCTTCCTAGCGATACTCCTATACGCAATCAGATGCTGGCGTAATCCATGCGCGTCCCGCGTAGTTTGACGGGTGACCGGTGTTCGTAGGCGTCGGGTCGCTCAGTGTAGTCGGCCATGATCGCTTTGAGGACCGCGCGAAGGTATCGCTCCGGGCCTCGATACTGCCGCAGGCAATTGAGCCTGCGGGCAGTCTCAGTCACGTTGAACCATTCGTCGGGCATGACGGTGTCGCACAGCTCCGACCAAACCGCAACGCCGTGCTGCTCGACGAACCGTTGTGCACCGGAGAAAAGCATCGGCGTGCTCGCGGGGTAGCGCATCCTGGCGCAGACGGAATCGGTGAATTCCATGCACGGCCCCAATTACGCGCCGATTCGATAGACGCGTTCAGCACCGTCATCCTTGGTGGACGTGATGTCGAGCCCGAGCTTCTTCTTGAATGCGCCAGCGAAGGTGCCCCGCACCGTGTGCTGCTGCCATCCAGTGGTTGTACAAATCTGCTGGATGGTTGCGCCCTCGGGGCGTTTCAACATCGCGATCACCTGCGCCTGCTTGCTGTTCTCGCGGGTGCGCGGCTTGGTGGTAGCTGGCGCAACTTTCGCGTCCCCATTGTTGCTGGGAACAGGACGCGGGACGCCTAAGGCGTCGTAGCCTTCGGCAGTCATGGTCCAGTCGGCACCGTCGCCAGTGATGAGCGCGCGGTTAAAGAGTGCGTCAATCACTTTCTTGCGCGCGCCGCCTTTCACGTTGTCGGGAAACCATCCGAGTTTGCCGTCGGCGGTCTTGGCGGCACGCTTGAGGATCTGACGCTGGGTGTCGGTGAGTTTCATTACGGTAGTCATGGTGGATCTCCTTTCAGGTTGAGTGAATCAAACGTTGTGAATCTGTTTGGCGCGATCGAAGCCGACCCAGGTGCCATTGACATCAAGACCTCGCGCGGCAAGTTCCTCGTGGGCCAGTCGGTTGAGATCGAGTTCGCCGCGTGCGACCGCGGCAAGCACCTTCGTCATGGCGATCTGGATGAAGCCGATCTCGTCGACCGTGAATTCGTTGCTGGTGTAGCTCATGCGTTTGCTCCGCTCGCGTTGATGGTGTCCGTATGAACGCTTCAATTCGCAACGAAAGCAAGCGGTAATCGGGGAATGATTGAGACTAAATCGGAGTGGCGCACCTGACTATGCCAAGCGCTGCACCCCACCCTTGCGCCGAGGTCGGTTGCGCCGCCCTGGTCACCAACGCCAGCAGGTGCCCGGAACATGCCCAAGCAAAGCAACGACTGCACGACCAATACAAGGGCAGTGCCAGTGAGCGCGGCTATGGGCGCCGGTGGCAGGCAACAAGCAAGGGATTCCTGCGCGCACATCCGCTGTGCCAATGCCCCGATTGCGACGAAGGGCGCAAACAGGTGACCGCGGCGACCGTGGTGGACCATGTGATCCCGCATCGCGGCGATATGGCGCTGTTCTGGGATCCGCAGAACTGGCAGGCGATGGCCAAGCGCTGTCACGATCGCAAGACCTGGAGGGAGACGATCGGAGGCGACGCCAAGTGCCCGCCCAGTCGTCGCGCCTGAAATGCACCCCGGGGGGGCTGTAATGGTTTCTTCCTTTAAATTTGTGGACCCCGGCCAGAGCCAAAAAATCGCACGGCCAAAATTGGGGAAACGCTATTTTGAGCAAATCCGTCGCACTGCAACATTGGCCGCTTGACCGGCTGATCGAATACGAGCGCAACCCGCGCAAGAACGATCACGCTGTGGCCCAAACGGCGGCTGCGATCAAGCAATTCGGCTTTCGCGTGCCGATCCTGGCGAAATCTGACGGCCTAATCGTAGACGGGCATCTGCGCCTGAAAGCGGCGCGGCAGCTGGGCCTAGCGACGGTACCGGTGCTGCTGGCCGACGACATGACAGAAGCGCAGCTGAAGGCGTTTCGCTTGAGCGTGAACAAGATCGCGGATCTAGCCCTGTGGGACGATGAGCTCCTCGCGCTCGACCTGGAGGAACTGCAAAACCTCAATTTCGACATGGCGGCGATCGGCTTTAGCGCCGAGGAGATTGCCGCGTTGACGCCCCTAGTCCAGACCGGGCTGACAGACGAGGACGCCGTTCCAGATGTTCAGCCGGATCCGATCACGAACCCTGGCGAGGTTTGGCTGCTTGGTAAGCATCGGCTGATGTGCGGGGACGCTACCCAGGCCGGCGCGCTGGAGCGTTTGTGCGCCCAGGTGGGCGTGGACTTGCTTCTCACCGACCCACCCTACAACGTGGCCTACGGCGGCGCCAAGGGTAACGCCGCCAATAAGAACAAAGTGGACGGCGCAAACCGAAACACCCAGACGCTCTTGAACGACGACCTATCGGATACGGCGTTTCGGACATTTCTTACGGCGGCATTTGCTGCAGCGGCCACGGTGATGAAACCCGGGGCGGTGTTCTATATCTGGCACTCGGACACCGAAAGCTACAACTTCCGCGGGGCGTGCAGGGATGCCGGACTGAGCGTCCGCCAGTGCTTGATTTGGAAGAAGTCCTCGCTCGTGATGGGCCGGCAAGACTACCAATGGAAGCACGAGCCGTGCTTATATGGGTGGAAGGACGGTGCCGCGCATCTGTGGGCCACAGACCGGAAGCAAACTACGGTGCTGGAGTTTGACCGACCCTCACGCAGCCTCGAACACCCCACGATGAAACCGGTGGCGCTGTTTGAATATCAGATGCTGAACAATACCAAAGGCGCCGACGTTGTCCTGGATCCGTTTGGCGGCAGCGGAACCACCATTCTCGCCTGTGAAAAGCACGGGCGCCACGCCCGGCTGTTGGAGTTGGATCCGAAGTATTGCGACGTGATCATTCGTCGCTGGCAGCAATTCACCGGCCAGGGCGCCACGCTCGATGGGGATGGCCGAACCTTTGAGGAAATAACCCGTGAGAGGACGCAAGCCCATACCGACGCTCCTCAAGCTGGTGTCCGGGACCCAGCGAAAGCACAGGGCTAACCCGGCGGAGCCGCAGCCGGTGGGCGAGCTCCTCGCGCCGCCTGAGCCAATGACTGACGCGCAGAAGGAAATCTGGCGCTACGCAATCGGGAACGCTCCGAAGGGACTGCTGCGCTTCCTCGACCGCGACCTATTTGCAAGCTGGGTCATGGCGGTGGCCGAGATCAATCTTGCCGAGGCGTCCCTGGCGCTCGAGGGACCCGTCGTGAAAAAGGGGGGCGATCAGCGGATCACGATCAACCCGGATGGCACGCAGGTCAAGACGGTGCGCTCGGCAACCATGGTTCCATCGCCCTGGACCCGGATCAGGAACGAGGCATTTCAACGCATGGTGAAGGCAACCAGTGAGCTTGGATTCAGCCCAACGAGTCGGAGCCGGATCACGCTTGCCGGCGCCAGCGCGAAAGAGGCGAACCGGTTCTCGAACAACGCCGCCCCGAAGCGCGCGTGACTATGTCGCCATCGCCGATCGCTTCGCCGAGGATGCCCTCAAGGACGCCGACGGTGCGCGCCACGGCAAATGGATAAGGCTTGCGGCGAGCCGCTATGTAAAGGACAGAAAGCGCGCAGCGACCAAGGGCGGCCCGTTCAAGTTCAGCCTTGTCCAGGCCAACGACGTATGCGACTTCATCGAGAAGCTGCCGCACGTCGAGGGGCGATGGGAAACGCCGACGATCGTGCTGCATGCCTCACACGTGTTTTTTCTAGTCAACACGTTCGGATTCAGGAATCACGACGGCACGCGGCGCTTCACCACGGCGCTGCTCTCGATTGGCCGCAAGAACGGCAAGAGCCTGTTGGCCGCGGCGATCCTGCTCTATTGCCTGTGCTGCGAGGACGAACCCGGCGCGCAGGTGATCTCGGCGGCGACCACCGGCAGCCAGGCGCGGGTGATCTTCAAGGCCGCGAAGACGATGGTCGAGCAGACGGCCGATCTGCGGGAAGCGTTCTCGTTGGAGCCCTTTGCCAACGCGATCGCCAACTGGCAGACCGGCAGCAACTTCCGGCCGATCAACGCGAAAGCGAGTACGCAGGACGGGCTGAACCCATCCCACGTGGCTCTGGACGAGATCCACGCGCACAAGACGCACGACCTCTTGAACGTGCTGCAATCGGCGGCCGGCGCGCGGTTGAATGCGCTGTGGCTCTACACCACGACCGAGGGCTACGAGACGCCGGGGCCGTGGCCGGAAATGCGGCACTTTGCGCATCAGGTGCTGAACTCGATATTCGAGGCCGATCACTTCTTCGCCCTAATCTTCGCCCTGGACGAACAGATCGGGCAGCCCGGTGAGGCGAACTACCGGCCGGCGGACGGGGACTTCGACGATTCCAAATGGCCCAAGGCGAATCCGCTCATGGAGGTCAACCCGATCCTCGCGCGCGAGATTCGGAAGGCTGCGATCGACGCCAAGCAAATGCCCGGCCGGCATGCCGAGTTCAAGATCAAGCGCCTCAACCGGCAAGCAGCCGCGGCGAACACCTGGATCGACCTGGAACGATGGAAACGGTGCGGGGGTCCGGTGGACCTGGAGTTTCTGAAGGGGAAGCCTTGTTGGGCCGGGCTGGATCTCGCGAGCACCCGCGACTTGTGCGCGTTCCGGTTGCTCTGGAGACACGACGGCATTTACTACACCTGGGGGCGGCGTTGGGTGCCGGCCTGGGCGGTGTCGCAGCGCACCGAGCGCGGGACCGTGCGCTATGACCACTGGGTTACCGCCGGGTATATCACGCAGACCGACGGGGACGTGACCGATTACGAAGTGGTTGAGCGCGACGTGATCGACTTGTGGCATCGCTTCACGCCGAAGGAAATTGCGTTCGATCGCTGGAATTCGACCGACCTCGTCAATAGGCTCCAGGCCGCAGGCCTTCCGATGGTTGAGTTTCGTCAGGGCAGCAAGAGCTACCACCCGGCGATGCAAGACTTGGAGCGCACCTACATCGCGGGGAAGCTCCGCCACGGCAATGACCAGGTGCTCAGTTGGTGCGCGAGCAACCTGGTCCCGCGGCTCGATGCCAATCTGAACATGGCGCCGGACAAAGGCAAGAGCGCGGACAAGATCGATGACATGAGCGCGCTGCTCATGGCCTGGGGCCGCGCGATTGTGGCCCAGGAACCACCCAAGGCCTATCAACTGCTTTTCGTCTAGCCGTACCGCTTCGCAATCGAATCACCAGCCGCCCCCGGGCGGCTTTTTCAATTCTGGAGTGCCACCTATGAATCGCGCCTACAGCCTGTTCACGATCAAGAGCGTCGATGAAGAGCAACGCATCATCGAAGGCATCGCGACGACACCGAGCACGGATCGCATGGGCGACATCGTCGAGCCCGAGGGCGCGCAGTTCAAATTGCCGATCCCCCTACTCTGGCAGCACAACGCCCGCGAGCCGGTCGGAGAAGTCGTCGCGGCCAAGGCCACGCCCGAGGGCATTACCTTCCAGGCACAGTTTGCCAAGATCCCCGAGGCGGGCACGCTGAAGGACCGGATCGACAATGCCTGGCAGTCGATCAAGTACAAGCTCGTCAAGGGCATGTCGATCGGGTTCAACCCTATCGAGTCCTCGCAAATTAAGGACACCTGGGCCGAACACTTCCTCAAATGGGAGTGGCTCGAACTCTCCTGCGTCACGATCCCCGCGAACGTGGACGCAAGCATTACCAGTATCAAGTCCGCAGATGAAGCGTTGCTCGCCGCGTTAGGCGATCGGCCGCGCCAAGTTGTGCGCTTGTCCTCCTCTCCCGGCGCTTCGGGACCGCAACACAAACTCCCGAAAGGAAACTCTGAAATGAAAACGATAGCTGAACAAATCGCCTCCTTCGAGGCGAAGCGCCAGGCCAGCGTGGCGCGCATGACTGAAATCATGGCGAAAGCGGCCGAGGAAGGTCGCACGCTGAACGAAGCCGAGACGCAGGAATATGACACCCTCAAGGGCGAAGTCAAAGCGGTCGATGAGCACCTGGTGCGCCTGAAAGAGCATGAGGCGCAGATGGTCGCGGGCGCCGTCGAGGTCATCCCCGCCAAGGTGGACGGCCCGGAGGCGTCGGCAAAGCTGCGCGGCACCGGCACCATCATCAGCGTGAAGCCGCCGCGCCTCGAGCCAGGCATCAAGATGGCCCGCTACGCGATGGCGCTCCTGCGCGCCAAGGGCAACCTGAACGATGCGCTTTCTCTCGTTCAGAACAACAAGGCGTGGATGGACAGCTCGCCCGAGCTTGCCCAGGTGTTGAAGGCTGCTGTGGCGGCCGGCGACACGACCACCTCGACGTGGGCGTCCGAGCTGGTGTATGCGCAGAACCTCGCCAGCGAGTTCATCGAGTTCCTGCGTCCGCAGACGATCATCGGCAAGATCCCTGGCCTGACAAAAATCCCGTTCAACGTGCGTATCGCCGGCCAGAACGCGGCATCTTCTGCGTTTTGGGTCGGGCAGGGCCAGCCGGTTCCGATGAGCAAGCTCGGCACCTTCGCTATCACGCTCGGCATCGCGAAAGCGGCCGGCCTGGTCGCGGTAGATGACGAGTTGGTCCGCAGCTCGTCCCCATCGGCAGAAATGCTGGTGCGAAACGATCTCGGGAAGTCGATCGCGCAATTTCTGGATACGCAGTTCCTCAATCCGGATTTTGCGGCCGTGGCGAACGTGTCGCCGGCGTCCATCCTCAACGGCGTGACCCCAATCACGCCGAGCGGGACGACGTCGAACGCGCTGCGCGCCGACGTGCAGACGTTGATCGACGCGTGGCTCGCTGCGAATATGGACCCGTCGCTCGGCGTGTGGATCATGGCGCCGACGCAGGCGCTCTCGCTCTCGATGATGCTGAACCCGTTGGGTCAGCCTCTCTACCCCGAGATCAACATGCTTGGCGGCACGCTGTTCGGCCTGCCAGTCATCACCTCGATGTCGGCAAAGCTCGTCGGCAGTCCGGCGTATGGCTCAATCATCGCGCTGATCAACGCGCCGGCAATTCTGCTGGCCGATGACGGCGAGGTGACGATCAGCACCAGCTCGGAGGCGTCGCTGCAGATGATGGACACCTCCGCGGTGAACGAGTCGACCGGCCCCACCAACCCGACGACGGTGGTTTCGATGTTCCAGACGAACAGCCTGGCAATCAAGGCCGTTCGCTACATTAACTGGGCCAAGGCGCGTGCGACCGCGGCGCAGTTCATCCAGAACGCCGCGTACGTCTCTGGCTCGTAATAGGCCGGCGGGCGCACCTGTCCGCGTTCGGATGGTGCGCCCGATTCCAAAGGAAATCTTATGCCAAAAATGATCTCCAAGATGGGCCACACTTACGACGGGCGCGAGCTCGCAGCTGGCGAGCCGTTCGAGGCGCACGAGGAGTATGTCCACGCCCTGGAGCTGCTTGGGCGCGCCGAGCTTGCACCGGCGCAGGACGGCCAGCAATACCGTACGCGCCAAATGGTGGCGGCTGACCCAGCGCCGGCCGCTGTCGCAGTGCGCCAGAAACGCAGGTACAACACCAAACACAAAACTGCCTGATATGCGCATCTTCGGCTTCGAGGTTGTGCGCAAAAAGGCGCAGACCCTTTCCGCTATCAATTCAAGCGGGGGCTGGTTCGGCCTGATCCGGGAGTCCTTCGCCGGCGCCTGGCAGCGCAATATCGAAGTCGATGCGCCGCGCGAGGTGCTGGCTTTTTCGGCGGTGTTTGCCTGCGTCACCATTATCGCGGCCGACATCGGCAAGCTGAGAATCAAGCTCGTCGACGAGGACGACAACGGCATCGCGACGGAGGTCAAGACCAGCTCGCCCTTTCTGCCAGTATTGGCAAAGCCGAACCGCTACCAGACGCGCATCAAGTTCATCGAGTGTTGGGTCACCTCCAAGCTGCTCTACGGCAATACCTTCGCGCTTAAGCAGCGGGATGGCCGCGGGCTCGTCACGGCCCTTTATATCCTCGACGCGCAGCGCGTCACGCCGCTTGTGGCCGACGATGGGAGCGTCTATTACAGGATCGCCGCGGATCACCTTGCTCAGCTCCCCGAGGCGATCACCGTTCCCGCTTCGGAGATTATCCACGACCGCATGGTCTGCCTGTGGCACCCGCTCGTCGGCGTGTCGCCGATCTACGCTTGCGGGATGTCCGCGACGATGGGCAATCGGATCCAGGGCAACAGCACCAAGTTTTTTGACAACATGAGCCGCCCGTCCGGGGCGCTCTCGGCGCCCGGCACGATCAGCGACCAGACAGCGGAACGCATCAAAAAAGCCTGGGAAGAAAATTATGGCGGTGCCAACTTCGGCCGCCTCGCCGTCCTGGGCGACGGCCTCAAGTACGAGGCGATGACGATCCCCGCCGGCGAAGCGCAGTTGATCGAGCAATTGAAATGGACGGTGGAGGACGTCGCGCGCTGCTTCCACGTTCCGCTGTTCAAGCTCGGCGGCCCGGAGCCGGTGCGCGTCAGCGTCGAATCGCTCAACCAGACGTATTACTCCGACTGCTTGCAAACCCTGATCGAATCTGTGGAAGCGTGCCTCGACGATGGTCTAGCCCTGCCAGGGGGTTATCACACCGAGCTCGACCTGGAGGGGCTCATGCGCATGGATACGGCGACGCGCTACGACACGAAGAGCAAGGCAATCCAGGGCGGCTGGATGTCGCCGAACGAAGCGCGCGCTACGGAAAATATGCCGCCGGTTGCCGGTGGCGAGTCGCCCTACCTGCAGCAGCAGAACTATTCGCTCGCGGCCCTTGCCAAGCGCGACGCGAAGGCCGACCCGTTCGCAGGCGCCGCGCCAAAGCCTGAACTGACGCCAGCGCCGGGGGCGCCGCCCATGCCGGTGCCTGCTCCGGCGGCGGCAAACGACAAAGCGGATTCGGTCGACGCGGCCGTGCTCGCCGAGCTATTCGTCAAGGGGCTCGAGCTTGAACCTGCTTGACGCTGAATTGCTCGCACACAAGATGCTCGAGGCGGTCAGGGGCTATGTCGCCCGCGCCATATATCCACTCGGTAAGCGGATCGACGAGCTTGTCACCAAGATCGGTGCCATTCCTGCGGGCCCCAAGGGTGACCCTGGCGATCAGGGCGCGCCGGGCGAGCGCGGCGAGGCCGGAGAAAAGGGCGCGCCCGGCACACCAGGTGAGCGCGGGGAAAAAGGCGATCCTGGCACGCCCGGTGAGCGCGGCGAGAAGGGTGAGCCGGGAGTACAGGGTCTGCCGGGCGCAATCGGCGAACGCGGCAAACGCGGCGAAAAGGGCGACAGCGGTGCACCCGGTGAATCGGTCAAAGGCGATCCGGGGCCACAGGGCGAGCGCGGCGAAGCCGGTGCAAAGGGTGAGCCAGGCCCGGCGGGCGAAGTCGGTGCAAAAGGTGAGCCAGGCCCGGCGGGCGAGCGTGGAGAAAAGGGCGATTCTGGCGCGCCGGGCGAGCGTGGGGATAAGGGCGAACCGGGCGAGCAGAGCCCACCGGGCGTAAAAGGCGACCCCGGTGCGATCGGCGCGCGCGGGGAAACGGGCTCACCGGGTGAGCCCGGGGCGCGCGGCGAGGCTGGCCCGCCCGGCGAATCGATCAAGGGCGAACAAGGGCCGCAGGGCAAGCGCGGCGAGGCCGGTGAAATGGGCGAGCCCGGCACGCCCGGTGAGCGCGGAGAAAAAGGCGACCCTGGCACGCCCGGTGAGCGTGGCGAGAAAGGCGAGCCGGGAGAACAAGGTCAGCCGGGCACAAGAGGTGAACCCGGCGCAGTCGGCGAACGCGGCGAAAAGGGCGATCCAGGCCCGGCGGGTGAGCGTGGAGAAAAAGGCCATCCTGGCGCACCGGGCGCCGATGGCGGACTCGGCAACGACGGCAGTCCTGGGCGCGACGGCGCGAACGGAAAAAGCGCCTATGAACTCGCGCAAGCCGCGGGATTTGTCGGCAATCAGTTGGCGTGGGTCGAATCGCTGCGCGGCGTAGCCGGCGAGCACGGTAAAGACGGCCGCGAGGGCAAGGATGGGCGCGACGGCCGGGACGGGAAGGACGGCGACGCGGGACGCGACGCGCTCGCCATCGACATCCTCCCGGCCATCGACGAGGCTAAGAGCTATCCGCGCGGCACCTTCGCCGAGCACCGAGGCGGCATGATCCGCTCGATCCGCAACACCGATCCGCTCGGGTCTGACGGCCCGGTCGGCCTCGCAGCCGCCGGCTGGTCCGTCTGCATGAACGGCATCGACACCCAGGTCGAGGAAACGCTACACGAAGGGCGCACTATTCGACGCACCACGCGCTACACGAGCGGGCGCGAGCTGGTTTGCGAGATCAAGACCCGCGTGATCCTGTACCGCAAAGTCTGGCGCGAAGGTGAATACGAGGGCGGCGACGTGGTCACCTGGGGCGGCTCGGCATGGCATTGCGAAGTTGAAAAGACGACGGCCAAGCCGGGCGATTCATCGGATTGGCGACTGATGGTGAAAGAGGGCGCGCGCGGCAAGGACGGCAAGCCTGATGGTCCTGCCACGACAAAACCGACGGTGCATATCCAATGAACTTCCTCTTTGAGCACATCACCCAACCCGACATCGAGCCCGTGCTGCTCGATGAAATGAAGCGCCACCTGCGCTCCTACACGTCCATCACGGATGAGGACGCCGACATCACGAATCTGATCGCCGCGGCGCGCGAGTGGGCCGAGGACTACACCGGCCGCGCGTTGGTCGATCAGACCTGGCGGCTGTCCATCGTGAACCGCAGCGGCTACTCCGTCGGCGGTGATCGCGTCTCGGGCTACACGCCGGGGCTTCGCGGCTGGTGGGGCCAGCGCGATTGGGACCACTGGATGCGCAGCGGCGAAATAATGCTGCGCAAATCTCCGGTCCTCGCGCTGACCGAGTTCGTATCGGTCGACCAGGCCGGCGTCGAGACTGCCGTTGACCCGCTGAGCTACCAGCTACGCGAGGCCGAATCAAAGTGGCCGCGTATCGTTCCCCTGAACGGTATCACCTGGCCGACGGCTGGCGTTTTCGCGGGCTTTCGCATCACGTTCCGGGCTGGCTTTGCCAACCGCACTGGCAGCCCTTCGCAGGATGGCAGCGTCGTGCCCGTTCGCTTCCGGCAGGCCATGAAGCTGTGGGCCGAGGCGAACTATGACCGCGACCCGGTCATGATGCCGCTGCTCCTGCAGGTGGCGGAGCAGCTCCTCAAGCCCGAGCGCGCTGATCTGTCGATCGCGTGAGCGTCCTGCGCCGGGAGGCCGAGGGCGCGTTCAGCCAGGTCGCGCTCGAATGGCGCGAGGCCATTGCGGTGCTGATCGGCGGTGGCCCGAGCCTCACGCCGCAGCAGGTCGAGCTGGTGAGCGCGCGGCGCGCCCTTCGCGTGATAGCAGTCAATGACGCCTACCGGCTCGCGCCGTTCGCCGATATTTGCTACTTCGCAGATTCGGAATGGTGGGGCTGGCACAAGGACCGCCCGGACTTTCAGGCGTTCGCCGGGCAAAAATGCTCGATCTCCGACAGCGGCGGGAACATCAAGGATCCGGCGGTGCACATTTTGCGCAACGCCAATGGCCGGGGCCATAGCTTCGGATTGTCGCTCGACCCGAAGCAGATCGTTACCGGAAGCAACTCGGGCTACCAGGCGCTCAACATCGCCGTCTTGGCGGGAGCGAAAACGATTCTGCTCCTCGGGTTTGACGCGCGCGAACCAACGGGCAAGACGCATTGGTTCGGCGACCACCCGAAGCGCGAGCCCATCGCCGCCTATGCCGAATATCGCAAAGCGTTCTCGGCGGGCGAGCGCGCAATCTTGGCCGCCGGGGTCAAGGTGGTGAATTGCTCGCCGGACTCTGCCATCGACAGCTTTCCGAAAATGGACCTCGAAGATGCGCTGCGCCTATACGCTTAACGGGATGCATGGCCTGGGTGACAACCTGCACGAGCGCGCCATCGTGCGCGAGCTGATGCGCGGGCACGACCTCTGGCTGAAAACGTCCTGGCCGCAACTCTTTTGGGATCTGCCCGAGCTGCATCTGGTGCCGCTCAAGTCACCGATCCCGTGGATGGCGAAGAACGAAATTCGTACCGCGGCCCTCTACGGACGCACGGCGGCCCCACCAGGTTCGAAGGTGGTGAGCAACGGCTATCTCAGCCGGATGCGCCCAGGCAATCGCGTCTCGGTACTGCAGACCATGGCCGACGTGTGCGGCGTGCCGCTTGGGGCCGGTGATTTTCGTCTGCCGATAGCGCCAGCGTGGAACGCGAAGGCCGACGCCGTGCTAATGGAACTGGCCGACGACAGGCCGTTGATGATCTACCGGCCGCTGATCGCGCTGCATGGGCAAAACCGGGAATCGGCGCGCGCAAAGCTCGCGCGCAACCCGGATTGCGAAGCCTATCACGCGCTTGCTTCGAGAATCCGGCAGCAGTTTTTCGTGATCAGTGTCGCCGATCTCGTGGATGGCGTGGAGTCGATCATCGAGTCGGAGTCGCAAATCGAGCCCGATGCCGTCTATCACAAGGGCGAGCTCGATCTTGAGACGATGGCGGCGCTCACGGCAAGGGCCGAGCTGGTTTTTACATCGCCGTGCTTCATGACCGTGCTCGCGCAGGCGGTCAGCGCGCCGCTCATCTGCATCTTCGGCGGCTTCGAGGGTAAGGAATCGTTTTCGGCGGGCGCGCGCTATTCGCCGTGGCTTCCAATCGAGCCGATCAGTCCGTGCGCCTGCTGGTCGCCGGCCTGCAATCACGACAAGACCATCGACATTCCTCTCGCGCACGCGCGGATCGCCGAATTCATAGTGGAGCATCACAATGGAAATTCTGCTCACCCCGAAAAAGCTCTCGACGCTGTTGCGCGTGGCTGAAACCGCGCGCACCGTCGCCGGCTGCATCGTCGAGCTTGGGGTCTATCAGGGCGGCGCGCTGAAAGCACTCGCGGGTGAGTTCTCGGAAAAGCGGTGCTATGGCTTCGACACCTTCGAGGGGATGCCGAAAGAGTCATGGCGCGAGATCGACTTCCACAAGCCCGGCGAGTTCAGCAACACGTCGCTCGATGCAGTCAAGGCCGCGATGCCAGCGAACGTCACGCTGATCGCCGGGCTGTTTCCGCGCTCCGCAGAGGCGTTCGACAAGCACATCAGCTTCGCGCACGTTGACATGGATCTGGAAAAGAGTACCGCCGACGCGATCGTCTGGCTGCGCGCGCGCATGACCTCGGGCGGCATCGCCGTGTTCGACGACTATCACTGGAAAAACTGCCCAGGCGTGGCGAAGGCCATCGAGGCGGCTGGCCTTCACGTCGTCGATTGCGCCGATACAATGCAATGCTACTGGATCGCGCCATGATTATGTCCGCCGGGGCCGTAAGGGTTTCCGCTGGAACCCTGACCCGTCTTATTACCATTGAACAAAAACAGGCGACCCAGGACACCCAATACGGCACCCAAGTTATCACCTGGGTGCCTCTGGCCGTGCTGCCCGGAAGCCCGCCGGTGGCTGAGCGGTTTTGGGCCGAAGTGCAGGACGCGCTGCCAAGTCGCTCTGAGTCGGTGATGCAGGGGCTCGCCGTAGCGCGAAACCAGACCCGTGTCAGGATCCGCTGGCGCAACGACATCGACTCGTCGATGCGCATTACCGTGCACGGCGACACCGATGTCGTCTATCAGATCATCGGCGGCCCCGCCGAGATCCGAGGCAGGCGCAGGATGCTCGAAATGATGTGCGAGAAATACTCGAGCTGACATGGCCGACCGGACGATTAAAGTCACTGGCCTCGCGCAGTTGCAGGCGCTCCTCGACACCCTGCCGCCCAAGCTGGAATTGAATGTGATGCGCGGCGCACTGCGCGCCGGCGCCAAGCTCATCATGGTGGAGGCGCAGGCAAACGTGCCGGTGGGCCCGCCCAGCTCTAGCGGTGCCGAGAAGTATGGGGAGTACGCCGGCGCTCTGCGCGACAGCATCCACCTCGGAACGAAAATCAGCCGGCCCTATGTCATGGCGCGGGTGGTCGTCGGCGGTAAGACAAAAACCGGCGCCGATGTCTGGTACGCGCACATCATCGAATTTACCGGCGCGGTGCCGCACACCATTTCGGCCAAAGGCAAGGCCGCGCTCTCGATCGGCGGGTTGCTCTTTCAGTCTGTGCACCACCCTGGGATGAAAGCGCACCCGTTCCTGCGCCCGGCCCTGGACAGCCAGGGGCAGGCAGCGGTGATCGCCTCGGCCGAGTACATGAAAACGCGTCTCGCCAAAAAGGAAGGGCTCGACACCGCTGAGATACTCATTGCGGGTGAGGACGAATAATGGACACTCCAGCATGAGCGGCGTCATAGCGATCCGATCTCTTCTCGCGAACAACGCCGCGGTGCTTGCGGTCGTGCCGGCGAGCAAGATCATGGCCGGCGTCATCCCGATCGACACGGTGCTGCCCGCCATCGGGATCAGCCATATCAGCACGGTCGAGCGCAACACCGTGGCCATGGATGCGGCGCAGGTCATGGCGACTGAGCGCGTGCAGGTGACGGTGCAGGCCAAAAGCTACGCCGATCAGAAGTCCATCCTTGAGCTCGTGCGTAAAGCCTGCCCCAACACCCACGGCACCGTCAACGGAATCGCGGTAGACAGCATCCTGCCGGAGATCGTCGGGCCGGACCTGCGCGACGACGACCTCCTGATTTTCGTGCAGAGCCGCGACTTCATCGTCAAATTCATCGAGTCAACTTAGCGAATTGCTGGAACAGGCCACGCCTGTTTCTCCAACCCGCCCGCCCCGCAAATGTTGCCGGCGGGTTTTTTTACGTCACCTGAAAGGAAATGCCATGACTGCACCAACCACAGTTCAATCATTGGCCGGCGCAACGCTGGCTGTTTCCGCTGTTCTTCCCGCGACCTTCGACTCTGCGGGCTTCGCCGCGAGCAGCATGATCTACACCCCCATCGGCGAGGTCGAGGATTACGGCGACCACGGCTTGACGCGGGCGGTCACCAAATTTATTCCGGTGGACACCGCCGTGGTGGTCAAGCGTCCAGGCTCCAAGGACTACGGAACTATGTCGCTCAAGATCGGCAACGTGCCGAGCGACGCAGGCCAGGCGTTGCTGCGCGCGGCGGTGGAAACGAACAATCCGCTCGCCTTCAAGCTGACCTACCCGAGCGGCGAGGTTCACTACATCTCGGCGCTGGTCACGAGTTTCGTCCACGTCGATGGCACGGTGGACAACATTCAGCGCGTGACCTGCGTGCTCGATCTAGACCGCGAGCCCGTGGTGGTCGTGGCGGCCTAAAACAAGATAGCCCGGCCACGTACCGGGCTTTTACTTTCACCCCTTTGGAGAACCGTCAATGTCAACCCTCAAACAATACGAAATGCAGGAGATCGGAATTGTTCACCTGCGCGACGCCTCGGACGAGCCCATGTACGCGGTTGGCGCAGATGGCACCCCCGACCTATCGAAGCCCATTCGGGTCCACGTCTACGGGCCGGGGTCCAAGCAGTACGCGAACGCCATGTCGGCCAAGGCCGCGCGCTGGTTGAAACATCGCGAGCGCAAGGGCAAGGCCGATCAGACCGCAGAGGAAAAGGCGCTGGATCAAACCGAGTTCCTGGTGGCGTGCACCAAGGAAATTGAGAACGCGGAAAGCGACACCGGGGCGACCGGCGCGGCGTTTTTCAATGAGGTCTATTCCAACACCAGGCTCTCGTTCATCGCCACCCAGGTCATGACCTACATGAACGAAACGGCAAATTTTACGTCGGGCTCTACGACGAGCTAGCCGTCCATGTGCGTCAACGAGCCTGGCTGAACACTTCGCCTGAACGTGAAAAGAATGACCGCTCGACCGCCCCGCGCCGTTCGCGCCTCGAACAGATGCGCGCCGACCGCAAGGACGAGGGGTACGTGCCCGAGCTGCCCCGCGTGGACGGTGCCGCTTATCTCGTGGCCTACCTGTGGGACATCGGGCCGACGATGGTGGCAGGCATGGGCCTCGGCCCGCTCACGCATGAGGAAATCCGCGCATGGCAGAGCAACACCGGCGTCTGGCTGCAACCGTGGGAAACGCGGATTTTAAGGCAACTGTCCATGGACTACATCGTCGAAATGCGCGACGCGGAAAAGCCAAGTTGCGCGCCTCCATGGAACTCCGCCCCAAGCGTGGCCGATCTTTCCTCGGTCGCAGACAGGATGCTTCAGTCGATTCGTGCAATGGCCGCAAGGGGTAAAAAATGATCGCTGGCACGCTCGAAATCCAGATGCTCGCCAACATGGCGCAGCTCACGACCGATATGGGCAAGGCGAAGGGCATCGTCGGCGACACCGTGAAAAGCATCGAGTCCATGCTCGGCGCGATCGGTGTCGGTTTTTCCGCGACGATGCTGCTCGACAAGATCAACTCGGTCGCCGACGGCATGGACAAGCTGCGGATGTCCTCGGAGAAAACCGGCGCCAGCGTCGAGGCGATTTCGCAGTTGCAATTCTACGCCGGAGTATCCGGCGGCAATCTCGACAGCGTAACCGGCGCGCTCGTGAAATTGAGCAAGGCGGAAGCCGCTGCGGGCAACGTCGCGGCACCCGCGTCGCAGGCACTCTTAAAACTCGGACTCTCGGCCAAGGATGCGGAGGGCAACCTCAAAGAACCAGCGGTGCTCTACGGCGAGATCGCGCAGAAGCTATACGGCTATGCCGATGGCGCTGGCAAGACCGCCATCGCGGTCGCGTTGATGGGCAAGGCGGGCGCCGAACAGCTCCCGGCCATGAACGCGATGGTGGAGCTCGGCCCTGTCCAAGCGACGGCAACCGCGGCACAGGCAGCAGCGGCCAAGGAATACGCGCTGCAAGTGGCTTTGCTCGGACAGCAGGAAACGATCCTGTGGAACACCGTGGTCACGGCGCTGCTCCCGAGCATGGAGTCGTTCGTGAAGGCGCTGATCGCCGGGGCGACGGAAACCGACTCGCTCGGCAATCACGTGAAGGGCCTCGCCGCCGACCACTCAATCGAGGATTGGGCAGACGCCGGTATGATGGGCCTCGCGCGCCTGATCGACGTGCTCAAGACCATCCCGAACCTGATCTCCGCAGTCACCAGCAGCTTCAAGGTGGTTTGGGCGGACATCACCGTCGCCTCTAAAGCGGCACAGTTATCAAATCCGGGCGCGCTCGCCGGTGCGGTGATCGGCGGCCGGAACCCGCTCACAGAATTCAAGACGGCGCTCGCCGAGCGCAACGCGATCCTCGAGGACGCCGGGGTCAAGTACGACAAGCTCTGGAACGCGCAGGGCAACTCGTTTGAGCTCGCGATGCAAAAGCAGATCGCCGCGCGCAAGGCAGAGCAGGGGAACGCGACCGGCCCGTGGTCAGGCCCGGTCGACCAATTCGGCCAGCCCATCGTCAAGCCGCAACTGAACTTCGACGCAACCGGTGGCGCGCAGGCGGGAAAGAACGCCTCCGCTCTAGCGGCATTGGTCAAGGCGCAGCAGGACGCGCTTGCCAAGGTGCAGTCGGAGGCCATCGCGAGCCAGACGCTTTTGCTCGACCAGGCGCTAGCGCACAACTTGATCAGCTATCAGGACTTTTACGCGCAGCGCGAAGTGCTGGAACGCAAGGACGCCGACCTGAAAATCGCCGGCATCCAAGCCTCGATAACCGCGGAGCAAAAAGCGGTCAGCTCAGCCGCCAACCCCGCGGCCAGATACACCGCGATGGCGAAGCTCGTCACCCTGCAGGGTGAGCTGAACAAGGCGCAAGAGGATGAGGGCCGCATCGGCGCCAAGACCGTTCTGGATTACACCGACGCCTGGCGCAAATACACGCTCGAACGCAAATCGGATGAGGAGCAGCTCCTCACTTTACAAGGCAGGGCGACCGAAGCCTACGTGATCGGCCTGGACAAGCAATGGACCGACAAGCTCAAAAGCATGACGGTCAACGCCGACGCGGCGGGCCTGGCGATCGCCAACGACCTCATCCGAACCGGCCTCATCACCGCGAAGCTCACGGATATCACCACCGCGTTCGGCCGGTCGCAGACCGATCTCGGCAATCAGGAAAAGGCGATCACCCTCCAAGCGAACCAGGGACTCATCAGCGAGTACGAGAGCAGGCAGCGGATATTGCTGCTGCGCCAGAGTTTCCTGCCGCAGATGCAGGTTGAACTGGACGCGCTGAACTTGATCGACAAGTCGGCAATGACCGACGCTCAGAGGCAGCGCGCGGTAGCTCTCAGGCAAAGCCTCGACGACATAGCGACGTCGGCCTCGACGGTGAATAGGACGTTCGAATACGGCGCAAAAAACGCCATCGGCGACTACCTCGACTCCGCCACCAACGCCGCGGCAATGGCGAAAACCGCTTTCACCGACGCCTTCAAGAACATGGAGGATGCGCTCGTCACCTTCGTCACGACCGGCAAGCTCAATTTCAAGACGTTCGCCGACTCGTTGATCGCGGACATCGTTCGCATCCAGATCCGCCAGCAAATTACCGGCCCGATGGCAAGCAACCTCGGCGGCGCAATGTCCTGGCTCGGCAACATTCTCGGGCCGAGCACCCAGGCGGCGGCGCCGGTTGCGGAGCTGGCCTTTGCCGCGGGCGGCGGCCCGGTGTCCGCGGGCAGTCCCTACGTGGTCGGCGAGCAGGGGCCGGAAATGTTCGTGCCCTCGACCTCCGGCAACATCATTCCCAACAGCTCCATGGGCGGCGCGGTGACCGTGACCAACGTGTTCACCATTAGCGGCCAGACCGATACGCGCTCGCAGGCGCAGATCGCGGCGGCTGCGGGCCTCGGCGTGCAGCGCGCAATGGCGAGGAACAACTGATGGCCTTTATCGAAACGCCGCGCTTCCCGGAGTCCATCGGAGCCGGGTCGCAATTCGGCCCGGGTTATTCCACCAGCATCGCGCGCAACGCTGGCGGGTTCGAAGTCAATAACCAGAACTGGTCGATGCCGCTCTACCAGGGCAACGTGATTCAGGGCGTGCGCAACCAGGCCGAGCTGGACGACCTGCTGGCTTTCTTTCACGGCGTCGCCGGGATGCACAACGGATTCCGGTTCAAAAATTTCAACGACTACCAGGCTGGCGAGGGCGAGGGCTCGATTGTTGCCATCGACGGCACCCACTGGCAGCTCTACAAAAAATACACCTTCGCCGCGCTCAACACCTTTCGCAAAATCTCCAAGCCGGTTGTCGGCACCGTGGTCCTGGCCGGCGGCGGGACTTACTCGCTGGACTACACCACCGGCATTGTGACGGGGTCTGGCGGCGCTCCGACGAGCTGGACGGGTGAATTCGATTTTCCCGTTCGCTTCGACATCGACCAGATGATGCCGCAATGGATCAGCTTCGAGCTGTATGACTGGACTTCCATCGCCATCACCGAGCTGCGGCTATGAAAACGCTGCCAAGCGCGCTCGCAGCGCACATCGCGACGCGCGACACCACCCTCGCAACCGCCCTGAAAATCACCCGCGCGGACGGCGCGGTGTTCGCGTTCACGACGCACGACATCGACGACCTGGTGGGTGGAGTGACCTATCTCGCGAAGCCGGGCCTCGCCGCGAGCGACATCGTGATCGCGGCCAACGGAGCGGTGGGAAATTTGCAGCTCACCACCTTGCACGACGGATCGGTATTCACCACCGCTGACATTCTCGGCGGCAAGTGGCGCAACGCCGCCTTCACTATTTTCCGCTATAACTGGGCGAGCATCACCGACGGCATCGACACGCTGCTCTCGGGCACCTTGGGCGAATTCACGATGCTGCGCAATTCCGTCACCGCGGAGCTGCGCGACTTTCGCCAATACCTGCAGCAGTCGGTGGGCGACGCGAGCAGCAAAACCTGCCGCGCCCGGCTCGGCGATGTTCGTTGCAGAAAAGACCTCACGGCGTTCACCTACACCAGCGCGATCACGGGCGTTACCAACGAGCAGGTGTTCACCGACACCGCGAGAACCGAGGCCCCGCAATGGTTCAACGAGGGGCAGGTTACTTTCACCAGCGGCAATAACAGCGGCCTGTCCGCCAAAATCAAATCCTTCGCTGGTGGAGTGTTCACCCTCTCTATCCCGCTTATATTGCCTGTTCTGCCGGGCGACACCTATCGCGCGGTCGCCGGCTGCATGAAGCGGGTTGACGAGGATTGCCACACAAAATTCAGCAACGTCGTGAACTTCGTCGGCGAGCCGCACCGCAAAGGCATGAATGACCTGACTGCGCCGCCAAGCATCGCGGTGGTCGCATGAGCGCCAACCGAGTCGATGCCGTGAACGTGGCGCGCACGTACATCGGCACCCCGTTTCAGCACATGGGGCGACTCCCAGGCGTCGGCTTGGATTGCGCCGGCGTGCTGGTGTGCGTTGCCCGCGCACTTCACCTGGTCGCGCCTGATTTCGACACGGTGGCCTACTCGCAGTTGCCGGACGGCAAAAGCATGATGGCGTGGTGCGCCCAATACATGAACCCAATCCCGCGAGACAAGATGGTGCCGGGCGATGTGGTGCTGCTCATAACGGACGAGGACCCGCAGCATCTTGCACTCCTGGGTGACTACCCGTATGCGGGCGCGCTCTCGATCATCCATGCAGCCGCCACCGCACGCCCGCCGCGCGTGATCGAAACGCGGCTGATGTTCAGCCGAGTGATGCGTTTTTCCGCAGCCTTTTCTCTCCGTGGAATTTCCCCCTAAATGGCACAGCTCGTCATATCTGCTGCGGGTGCTGCGCTCGGGTTTTGGATCGGCGGGCCGCAGGGCGCGCTAATCGGATGGTCGCTTGGCTCGGCCCTGGGCGGCTCCATGGCGCCGGCTACAAAAGTCAACGGTTCGCAGCAGTCGCTGATGGACTTGACCGTCACCGGCACGGCCTATGGTCAAGCCATTCCGTATATTCGCGGCGCGGCGACGGTCGCCGGGCAAGTGTGGTGGAACACCGACCGCAGGCCCGTCACCACCACGACGACGACGCACTCTGGCGGCAAGGGTGGCGGGGGTGGAGTGGACACGACCTCGTCCACTATTACCTACAACATGGATATGCTGATCGGCCTCGCGGACAACCCGATTATCGGGGTGGCCCGCATCTGGCTGAACGGCGCGCTGATTTACACGGCGGACGCTGCTGCCTCGGACGGCAGCCTGGCGGCGAGCATCGCGACTTCGCAATGGGCTCGCTTGACCGTCTACACCGGCGCAGACGATCAGCTTCCAGATCCGACCTATGAGGCCGCTGTCGGCATCGGCGCGGCGCCGGCATATCGCGGACGCGGGTACGTATTCATCGAGGGACTGCAGCTCGGACAAAGCGGCCAGGTTCCGAACCTCACGTTCGAAGTGGTTACCGATGGCAGCGTCTACGGCAGCGGGTTCGCCACCTTCGATCCTACGAAGCTCGATCCCACTCAGGGCTATTTTTATTGGCCGGGCGGATTGGAAGGACCTCAACCGGCTTGGGCAGAAGCGAATGACTGCCTATACATCACCGAGGCGTGGGTCACCTACGAGTGGTTTTCGGCAGCGCCCAACCTTTTCAAATCGTCCGGGAAATACTATTGCGAATTTGCGCTGTTCGACAACCCGGGCGGCATGGGCATCTGCAACCCAAACTGGAACCCGCACGATTATGCGGGGAACGGGGTACTCGGAAAGACCGCCGATTCATATGGTTTTTACCCCACCTGGGGCGGCGGCTATTACGGGGGCGCATACAAGCTCCACAACAACGTGGCCGAGTATTGGTCTGCCTACACCTATTTCCAAGGGTGCAGGGTTAGCCTGCTGCTCGACCTCGATGCGAGAACGCTCGGCATCTGGATAAATGGCGTTGACCAGGGCATCGCCTACACCGGCATCCCTGCTGGCGAGTGGGGCCCCGCGGGCATGGTTCAGAATTGGAAATACGGCTCGGGGTGCGTGCTGATAACAGATCCGGCGCACTTCAATTACACGCCGCCGGCTGGATATGGTCCATGGATGCGGGGCGGCGCCACGGTGGTCAAGGGGCCGCCCTCTGTGCAGTCCGTCGTGACCGACCTTTGCAAGCGCGCGGGCCTTGACACTTCGCATTTCGACGCGAGCGCGCTTGCGTCGATCACGCGCCCGGTGCGGTGCATGGCGGTATCGCAGATCGTCAATATGCGCTCCGTCATCGAGCTGCTTGAGTCCGCGTATTTTTTCGAAATGACGGTGAGCGACAAGATTTATTTCCGTCCGCGCGGCGGCGCTTCCGTCGCCGCCATTCCGTATCTCGATCTTGGCGCGACCAAGGGAACGGACTCGCCAGAACCGCTCGCGCTGCTGCAGGCGAATGAGCTTGAGGTTCCCGCCCAGGTGGCGCTCACCTACATCAACATCGACAACGACTACCAGCCCGACACGCAATACAGCGACCGCCTGATTAGCGCGGCGGACGGAACGCTCAACGCGCTTTCGATGGCCCTCGGAATGTCGCCAGGCGAGGCCAAGGCCATTGCCGACACCATCCTGCTCGACACGGCCACGAGCGTATTGAGCAGCACCATCCAGGTACTCGGGGATTATTGCCGGCTCGAGCCGACGGACGTGGTGACGCTCACGGGCAAGGATGGCGCGATGTTCCGAGCGCGCCTGGTCAAAAAGACCGACGCCTATCCGCTGCTCACCTTCGACGCGGTGCTCGACGACGCATCGGCGCTTGTCGAAACGGGCATCACCAGCGCCGACTACGCTTCCAGCACGGTGGTCGTCCCAGTCGCGGGCACGCTGATGGCGCTGATGGACGTTCCGATCCTGCAGGACTCGGACAACGACGCCGGATTTTACGTCGCGACCAAGGGCGATTCCGCCTTGTATCCGGGCTCGGCGGTTTTCAACAGCGTCGACGATGTGACCTACGTGCGCAAAGCGACCGTGATGGAAAGCGCGGTGTTCGGCGTGTGCACCACCACGCTCGGAGATTGGACGCGCGGGCGGATGTTCGACGAAATGAGCACCGTCACGGTCGATGTGGGCCTGGGATCGCTGGCGAGCGACACGCGCGACAACGTACTGCATGACCTCGCGATCAACGCCATGCTGGTCGGATCTGAAATGATCCAGTTTCGCACGGCGACCATCACGGCGCCCGGGGTCTACGTCTTGAGCGGTCTGCTGCGCGGCGGCCGTGGAACGGAGTGGGCCATGACCGGCCACGTCGCAAGCGAACGGTGCGTGCTGTTGCGCGCCGCCGGTCTGCGCCGGGTGCCCATGCTCAACACCGACCTCGGACTCTCTCGATATTACAAAGGGGTCACCCTCGGTGAGCCTTTGAGCAGCGCGGCTGCGGTCAGCTTCACCGACACCGCGATTGGCTTGAAACCGTTTTCGCCGATTCTTTTCAAGGCGGGGCGCGACGCTGCGAACAACGTCGTATTCGAATGGCAGCGGCGCACGCGCCTGGCGGTTCGCATGATCGGCCCCCTGGGCATCAATGTGCCGCTCGGCGAGGACACCGAATCCTACGAGATTGATATTTTCAGCAGCAGCAGCTATTCGACCGTGGTGCGCACCATCGCTTGCTCGACGCCGACGGCTTCGTACACCGCGGCGCAGCAAACCGCGGACGGCCTGACGCCGGGCAACATCATTTACGCCAGAGTCTACCAACGCTCTACCACCGTCGGCAGGGGCTACCCGCTGCAGCAGGCCGCATAGGACACCGAAATGTCAAGACTCCAAACCATCAACGCCTCGGCCTCGCCCGAGGTGCAGATCAACGAGAATTTCGACGCGGTGGCGCCGAACTCCCTGTTCGCGCGCAAAGCGCCGACGACAGCGGGCCTCACCTGGGGCTACTACGGCGGCATCTTTCCGCAGACCTACGCCAACATTGCCGACGGCACGCTGACGCTCCCCGACAACTCCACCAGCTACATCGAGTGCGACAATGCGGGCGTTCTTTACCAGAACACCAGCGCGTTCACTGGCGGTCGTTGGCCGCTCTACACGGTGGTCACCGCAGGCGGTGTGGTCACCGCGTACACCGATTACCGCACCACCCTCGGCATCAACACCCTGGCGGGTCCAGCGGGGCCGACCGGGCCGGCGGGGCCGACTGGCCCAACAGGGCCGACGGGCGCAACCGGTGCAACCGGCGCGACCGGGGCAACGGGAGCAACCGGCGCCTCGGGCACCGGTACGGGGAATGTCACGGGTCCGTCGATCGCGGTGGATGCCGCGATCGCATTGTTCGACGGCACGACGGGCACGATCATCAAGGACAGCGGCGTCGCGCTGAGCGCGCTGGCCGGCTCAAATAACGTCGGCTACCTGAACGCTCCGCAAAATTCGCAGAGCGCGAATTACACCACCGTCCTGGCGGACTCGGGCAAGCACCTTTTGCACCCCTCGGCGGATACCACGGCGCGCATTTTCACCATTGACGCCAACGCCACGGTCCCGTACCCGATTGGCACGGCGATCTCGTTCGTGAACCAGGACGGCGGCGGCGTCATAACCATTGCGATAAACGCCGACACGATGCGACTGGCGGGCCCAGGCACCACCGGAAGCAGAACGCTCGCGGCCAACGGGATCGCAACGGCCTTGAAAGTGGCGGCGACAGAGTGGCTTATTTCGGGAACCGGGCTGACCTGATATGGGCATTTTGCAACAGCTCATCGCCGCGCTGTTCAGGGGTGCGGCGCCGATTAGCTTTGTGGCTGCCGGCGGCACCGTCACGACGGACGGCCTCTACACGGTGCACACGTTCACCGCGGGTGGCACGTTCACCGTCATAAGCGGGAGCGGCTCCGCCGACGTGTTGGTGGTTGGGGGCGGTGGCGGCGGCGGTGGTGCGCTTCGTGATGGTGGTGGCGGCGGCGGCGGTTATCAATTTACAGCAGGCGTGCCCCTTACCGCTGGTGCCTACACCGTGGTTGTCGGAGCCGGCGGTGCGATCAACACGAACGGCGGCAATTCCAGTTTCGACGCGATTACCGCCTATGGCGGCGGCCACGGAGGTCAATATAACGCGCCTCCTGTTGCGAATGGTGCTAGTGGGGGTTGCGGCGGCGGGGGCGCCACGGACGGCACGACCGGCGGGGCGGCAGGACTCGGCGGGGCTGGCACGCAAGGCAGCAACGGCGGCAAATCCATCTACGGAGCAGGAACGGGCGGGTGGGTTGCGGGCGGCGGCGGCGGTGGAGCGGGCGGGAACGGGACAGACGCCACCGGCACCAATGCCGCTAGCACCCAACAGACGCCGGGCAATGGCGGGAACGGAATCGCCAACTCGATCTCAGGGGCTTCGGTCACCTATGCCGGCGGTGGTGCGGGCGCCGGGCTCACCGCGGCGGGTGGCGACCTCTATGGCACGGCCACAGGCGGAGGCGGTTCAGGCGCCAACGGCACGAATGGCCTGGGCGGTGGTGGCTCGGGCGGCGTGGGGTTCGTCGGCGGTTCTGGCGTTGTTGTTATCCGCTACCTGACGGGCGTTGGTGGCCCAAGCACCGGAATTATGGCGACCGGCGGCACCGTCACCGTTGACGGCGCCTATCTCGTTCACACGTTCACCGCTGGCGGCACGTTCAACATTACCAGCGGCAGCGGCAACGTGGAGTGCCTGGTGGTCGCCGCCGGCGGCGGCGGCGGTTGGGGAAATGGCGGCGGGCCGGGCGGCGGTGCCGGCGGCCTTGTTTATCAAGCGGCGCGTGCAATGACCGCTGGCGCGTACACGGTGACGGTCGGTGCCGGCGGTGCCGGTTCGACCGGCACGGGGTCAACGGCCGCCCCGTCTGGTGGCGATTCCACGTTCGACACGATCACCGCCGTTGGCGGCGGTGGTGGCGGCAATTATTCGGGCGGCGTCGGCGGCGACGGCGGTTCGGGCGGTTCTGGCGGCGCCAATAATTACACCGGGACGCCGGGCGCGTCGACACAAGGAAATTCCGGCGGAGGTTTGGGCTACGGCAACGCCGGCGGGCATCAAAGCGCGTTTGCTGGCGTGATCGGCGGCGGCGGGGGCGGCGGTGCTGGCGCTGTGGGCGCTGATGGCACGACGTCAATCGGCGGCGACGGCGGCATCGGGCGCAGTTACACCATTAGCGGCGCGGCGACATATTACGCGGGCGGTGGTGGCGGCGGCAACGGTGGCGCGGGCGGATCAGGCGGCGGCGGCACGGGCGGCGTTTCCGGTACTGCCGGCGCGAATGGCGCAGCGAATACCGGGGGCGGTGGTGGCGGCGGCGGTTGGATTTCCGGGACGTCCGGCAACGGCGGCGCTGGCGGAAGTGGCGTGGTTATTCTCCGCTATCTGGCCCCGCCCATCGTTGCGGTCGGTGGCACGATCACGACGTCAGGTGCGTACACCGTTCACACGTTTACGGCGGGCGGCACGTTCGAGGTCATCGGCGGCAGGGGCTACGTTGAATGTCTCGTCGTCGGCGGCGGCGGCGGGGCGGGCGGCAACGGGGCGCCGGGCGGCGGGGGTGGTGGTGGAGGATTTTTAGCCGCGACCGAGCAGGTAAGCGTCGGCAGTTACGCCGTGACCGTCGGGGCTGGTGGAGCGCCGTACACCAACGGCGGGGATTCGGTTTTCGACACGCTCAGGGCCATCGGCGGAGGCCACGGCGACAACTATTCGCCATTGCTTTTGCCATCGGTCGGCGGGTCTGGCGGCGGTGGCGGTTATGGTGCGGGATACCCGAGCGGATCGACCGGCGCGGCGGGCACGGCTGGCCAAGGGAACGCGGGCGGCACCGGTTCCGGTGCGACTAGCGGCGGTGGTGTTGGTTACCCGTCGGCCGGCGGCGGCGGTGCTGGTGCAGCCGGCGCGTCGGCCGTCGCTTGGAATTCCGGCGCGGGTGGCGCCGGGTTATCGAGCAGCATCACCGGCACCCCGACAATGTACGCGGGCGGTGGGGGTGGTACTGCGACGGTTCAAGGGGCAGCCGCCGGGGCCGGTGGAGCTGGCGGTGGCGGCAACGGCGCGAATCCATCTATCGCGAATGGTTCCGATGGCGTCGCGAACACGGGCGGCGGCGGTGGTGCTTCGCATACCGGCAACGGCGGTTCGGGCGGTTCTGGCATTGTCGTGGTTCGCTATTCGACAGCACCGATCGTTGCCACGGGCGGCACGATCACGAGGTCTGGTGCGTACACCGTTCACACGTTCGCGGCGGCAGACATGTTCACAGTGTTAAGCGGCGCCGGCAACGTGGAATATCTGATCGTCGCCGCGGGCGGAGCGGGTGGCGGCGGCGGCGCACCTGGTGGTGGTGGCGGCGGCGGTGGCATCCTGACAAATTCCGCGTATCCGGTCACCGCCGGAGCTTACGCCGTGACGGTCGGCACTGGCGCGACCCATTCATCGGGCGGTGATTCGTCCTTCGGAATCGTGACGGCCACGGGCGGCGGCCACGCATCGGACTATGTTAGCGGGGCGTGGGTTGACCCCACCGTCGGTGGTTCAGGTGCGGGCGGTTGGGACAACGGCGACCACACGACGCCGCACTATTCGCCGGCGGGCACCGCTGGCATCGCGGGGCAAGGAAACGCGGGCGGCAGCGGCTATTGGGACGGCGTGAATGTGTCCGCGAGCGGTGGCGGCGGCGCGGGAGCAGTCGGCTTTAACGCCATGGCGAATGTTTCCGGCGCGGGCGGTGCAGGAGTATCGAACAGCATCACCGGAACCGCTGTTTATTACGCAGGCGGCGGCGGCGGCGGACACGTCAACGCGAGCGGAACCGCAGCGGTGGGCGGCATTGGCGGCGGCGGTGCGGGTGGCAGCTATTACAACATCAACGGCACCGACGGCACCGCGAACACCGGCGGCGGTGGTGGTGGTTCGCACACCGCGACCGGCGGGGCCGGTGGCTCTGGCATCGTCGTGGTCCGCTATCTTGGCACCCCAACACCCATTGCGCCGGTGACCTTCGATCCAGCGGCAAAAAATACTCACGTTGCATTGAGCAGCGGCAATTCGATCGCGACGATAGATGCAACGCTGAGCGGCAGTATGTGGGATCCGGTGCTGTCAACGGCGTTCGCGTCGACGGGCAAACGATATTGCGAATTTGCTGCCATCGACGGCGCGAAATACCACCTTATCGTCGGCATGGCGCAGTCGGCGCAGCCGTTGGGCGACGGAAATTATATTGGCGTCGATGCAAATGGCTATGGCTACATGGGAACGGGCGGCGGCGGCGGCCTGATCCTACACGGCGGAGCGGCCACCAGCGAAGGGGCGTATTTCAGCGCCGGTGCCGTGGTAGGCATGATGGTGGATTTCGGCGCGCTCACGATTCAGTTCGCGATCAACAACGTGTTGCAGGGGTCGCCCTATGCGATCGCCGCGGGAAGTTATTGCCCTGCCGCTGCGGTGTGGTCGTCCAGCGGCACCACGTCGGTTGGCATCAATTCCGGCAGCTCGGCGTTCACCTACGCCCCGCCATCCGGCTATTTGCCCTGGAACGCGTAATGGCGCGCGCCGGGTCACCTTTGGAGGGCAATATGACACCAGCACGTCGTGACAGGCGCACCGTGGACGCGAACATCGACCCGACTGAAAACGTGCTGGCTCTGGTCGAGGCCGCGGTAAAACGGCAGGACGACCTGCGATTGGCCCAGGACCGTTTCTTGGAGGCGGAGCTGATGCACGTCCGTCTTACCGAGTCGCTGCGCGCGGAGCACGCGGTTGAGCTAAACCGGATGGAGTCGAGCCGCCTCGATGCCATTCGACAGGTGGACGTGCAAAACGGCGCGCTCGCGGCAGCTTCGGCGGCGGACGCCATTCGAGTGCTGGCGGCGACCACCGCAGCCAACGCTGAAAAATTGCGCACTGACCTGCAGGCGACGGCGGCGACGATGGCCAAGCAAACCGCGGACGTCGCGGCGACGATGGCCGCGCAACAGGCAGGGACCGTGGCCGGGATCACCGAGCGCATCGCCGCGCTGGAAAAATCGTCCTACGAGGGCATCGGCAAGGGCCGCGTGGCCGACCCGATGATGGCCGAATTCATGGCCGACATGAAATCCCTGCTGCGCCAACAGTCGAGCAGCAGCGGCAAGACCGAGGGGATAAATGCCTCCTGGGGCGTTCTGCTCGGGGGCGCCGGCCTGGTGGTGGCAGTCATCATCGCGGTGTTCGCCGGCATGGGCAGGCAATCGCAACCGCAGCCCCAGGTGGTGTACGTTCCGACGCAGGCGCAGGCTGCACCGACTTCGACCACCACCGTCGTCACGAAACCGTAGGCTGTGGGGAGCGAGGGCGCTCGCACGCAGTTCGAGTATTTCCAAGCCTTCGGCAAATGGCATTGGTGGATACGCGGCCCGGACGGCAAGATCATCGCGCGATGCCTGAAAGTGCTGCACCGAAAAGAGGATTGCCTGGCCGCGATCCAAGCCGTACGCGCCGCTGCACATGACGCGCCGATCGTTTTAATAGGAGAAACACCACCATGAATCTCGCCTGGCTCATCGTCATCATCCTGGTCATTTGCGCGCTGGTCGGCGCGCCCGGCGTCGGCCCCTGGCAACACGGCTACGGCTACTATCCGAGCGGCGGCATGGGCATCGTGGTTATCATCCTGGTGGTGCTGCAGTTGACGGGGCGACTATGACTCCAATCCCGCCCGTCATCGTCGCTGCGGTCGGCGACCGCTTTCGCATGATCGAGTGGCTGGCGCTTGCGATCGTTTTCTACGTGCTAGCGCTCTACGTGTTCGGGGGCCAGCCGCAACTGCAAACCCTGTGCTGGAAGCTCGGCAACCTCACCGTCGCGAGCTTCATGGGCTATTGGCTCGACCGCACCGTGTTCTACGACACCAGGCCGGACGCGTTAACCAGTCCGATCTATCACATTCGGCGGGCGATCGTGATGGCCGCGGCCATGCTCGCCGTCGCAACGGGGCTGTGAGACTTGCGCTCCTGGTGCTGCTGGCGTTCTCACCGTCTACGTTGGCCCAGGTTCCACCGGCCGCGCTCAAGTACCGGGCCGATCTGACGCGCGAGGCCCATTTCGTTTTCGGGCTCGCCGCGCCGATCGATTACCTCGCCGGGCAGATCCAGCAGGAGTCGGCCTGGCGTCCTGGCATCACCGCCTGGGACAACGGGCGCGGCCTCGCGCAATTCATGGACCCGACGGCGACCTGGGCCTCGCAGCAGTTCAAGGATCTCGGCAAGCCGCAGCCGTACAACCCGCTTTGGGCGATCCGCGCCATGACGCGCCTGGATGCGTACAACCTCGCGCACGTCGCGGCGGCGACGCCTTGTGACGGATGGGGTGCCGCGCTCAAAGGCTACAACGCGGGCCTCGGGTACGTGCTGCGCGCGCAGAAACGCTCGAGGACGCCGGGCCAATGGTTCGGTGCGACCGAGAAAATCAACGCTGGCCAGAACGCCAAGAACTTCGAATACAGCCGGCAATACCCGAGGCTGATCATTTTCAAGCACTCCCCTCGATTCGCCCAATGGGGAGCGTCAATCGACTGCAACGGGCGGCAAACCTCATAATTTTTGGAGAGAATATCATGGACATCATTGTCAAAAACGTAGCTCTCGCGGGCAACACCGAAACCGAAGTGCAGTTGCTGCTTGCCAAAGCGCACTCGATGTTCGCTGGCGCGACGGTTTCCTTCGCCGCAGCCGAAGCTAAGACTGTCGGCTTCGAGCAGCAGCTTGCCACCGAGCTGCACAACGCGCTCGCCTTGATCAAGAAGCTGCTCGGTCTGAAACCCACCGTGCCGGCCGCAGCGGTGGTCGTTGCCGTGCAGGTAGCGGCGACGCCCGCGACTGTCTCGGCGGTCGCCGCGTCGCCCGCGGTCGCTGCGGTTGCAGCCGCGCCAGCGGCGGCCGCGACGGTTGCGGTGGTGACCCAACCTGCGGTCGTCGCGGCGGCAGCCGCTCCCGACGCAACTGTTGCCACGGTAACGGCCGCGCTGACAACCGCCGCAGCATCGCCGCCGGTAGCGGCCTAGCCAAGTGCGCCCGGTTAGCGCCGGGCGCAAAGGACACGACCATGAAAAAGCAACAAGGCATCATTCTGGAATTGTTCGCGCTGGCGGTGGTCACCGCGTCATTCTGCGGGCTGTGGGCCTATTACCATACCCAGATGAGTGCGCTCACCGCCGATAACGTCGCCAAGGCCAAGACCATCACCGCGATGGGGCAGGAGAAAGCGACTTGCATGGAGGCCAACACCGGGCTATCGGCCGCTAACGCCCATTTCGCCGAGCAGGTTGGAGCGCAGAACAGAGCGGTGGCCGCCCTGGTGGCCGAGCGCGATCGCAGGGCCGCCGAGGCGCAGCAGGCGAAGCGGGACGCGGCGACGCAAAGCCTCGTGTTCAAGGGGCGCACGGCGGCGATTCTCGCGAAGGTCGCGGGAGTCGACTGGTGCAAGACCTGGGGCGCGATGGTGACGGACTACACCGTGATGAGGCACGCAAAATGAAAAAGAGCTCAACGGCGCTTTGTTTTACCTGCACGCTTGCAGCCTGCGCGACGTCCGCTCCCGTAAATCAAAAGCCGGTCGATCCAATCTTCGTTGCCACTCCGGTTTCCATACCTGTCAGGGAGGAATGCCATGTTGAGGCCGTGCCGGAACCGCGGTGGGCAGTCGATGAGGTCGCGTCAGATGCATCAGCTTTCGATAAATCGAAGGCGATACTGGCAGAGGTCGAGCAGAGGCGCGATTACGAAAACCAGCTCAAGGCAGCGGCCAAAAAGTGCGAATGAGCTGACACCAAACGAACTGCCCCGATTCGGCCAATCTGGCCGGATCGGGGCGTTTTTTGGCGTTTGGGGCCGTCCGCAGCATTCCCCTTGCTCCAAAAAAGCAAACCGCCTCCTCCGAGTAACGCTAGGCGAGGCTAGATC